ATTTCCGGCCGCCTTGTTCGTGGAACCTAACATGGCCCCCCTCTGCCTGCCTGTCACGCCATCCCGCGCATGCGTCGCGCTCTATCGCCCGCTTCAGCCTTGGTCTTGATCGCATGATGCGCATCGCAGAGCCCCTGCAGGTTCGTCTCGTCGTCTGGCCCGCCGATCTCCAGCGGGATGACGTGATCGAGCTGCGTTGCGAGCGGTACCGGCAGCGTGACGCCATCGGCCACGCATTGCACGCAGAGCGGATGCCGCGCGAACCATCTCGCGCGGCGATCCTGCAGGGCCCGGCCTGCCATCCGTGGCGTAGCGTCAGGGTTGCCGAGCGACTGCGCCAGAGCCGGCACTCGGCACGCGATGCGCGGCTTGAGTGTCGTTAGCTTCATGGGCGACGCAGGCTTGCGCCGGCCGGGCCGTTGCGCCTGGTCAGCTTGTCAGTGAGTGGGTGGGATACGCCGAGACTCGGCGGCTTGCGGATCGGTGCGCGCTGTAGGGGCACCGATGCCAGAATGGCGCGAATATACATGCTCTGGGTCGCTGGCTGTCAAGCGCTGCGCGCGCATCGAACATTCGGCGCAGTCAATCCCGAATTACTGGCGATGCCGTTTAAGCTACACTCGCGACATGGACAACACGAAAGCACCAGTCAAGCGCCAGCGCGGCAGGCCAGCACTGCCACCCGATCGCAAGCTATCCGTGATGCTTGCGCCGGTCAAGTGTACGCCTGAGCAGGCTACAGCTTATCGAGCGCTAGGGGGCGCCGTCTGGGTGCGCAAGATGATCGACGCATGCACGATCAAGCCCAAAGACTAGGGTTTGTCCCTACAAATTATCTTTCGCGCATCGCCGAAAAGGCATTGACAGACGTTTCAGCATCGCCTAATATCTGTCTCATGCGCTGCACACAGTAGCGCACTGCACCGGCAGACCCGGCCCGAACCAGTCGCCCGCAAGGGAAGCACGAAGGAAACCGAACCATGGATAAGACTGTACGCAACGAGACCGGCGCCAATCTAGCGCTGGCCGAGCGCGCGCATAGCGTCGCGCAAACCCGCGCCGACTGGCGCGCAGTGCTCACGGCACGGGATGCGAAGCGGGATGCGCGCAACGCAGCTGCGCGGCGCGCGATCCGGCGCGGTTTCATCTTTTCCATGCTGTGGGTCTGATCATGGCCATTACCCCAACAGAGCACGAAAAATCGGAATGGTCGCGCATGGCTCGCGCTGCATACGCGGCCGGCCTAAACGGGATCGGCCATCGATACAGTGTGGCGGCCGCACTGCGCCGCAATGAACCGATGCCGCCCGAGCGATTCGATGATCTGCAAAACGGCTATCGCGCCTGGCTGTGTTTCAATGACTTCGGGCCCGCAGCCTGACCCGCTCGCATAGCCCGGCCGCGCTGGGCTATCCGATCGCGCCACGTCGGCCGATCTTAACCTAAACCCGCAACCCGCAAGGGCAAGCAAAAGGAAACCATCATGTCCGATCTGTACAGCATCCCCGAAGTTCGCGAGCACGCGGAGCGCATCGTGCGCAACGAGGTGCATTACTGCGTTTCGCATCTCATCTCGCAGATCCTGCAGGCGCCCGATACCTGGCGCGAGCTCGGCATTGACGAAGACGACGCCTACATGCTCGCCGAGATCGAAGACTTCGAATCAGCCGCGCTCGAGCACATCGAAGACGCCGACGCCGACGATCTGCGCGACTTTCTGACCGATCGTGATGTCGACTTCGAAGAGGGGACCGAAGACGATGACGGCGACATGGTCGGCGGCACCCCCATTGCAGAACTTCGAGAGCTCGCGCGTAAAGAGGTGCGCGAGCAATCCGGCGCCGATCGCGAGTATTGCGACCATGCGCGCATTGACCCCGAACGGTCCGAAGTCTTTGAACATTGGATTGTTTCGGACTGGCTGGCGCGCAAGCTCGAGGCGGCAGGCCATCCCGTAGCGCGAGACTTTCTCGGCCTCACGATCTGGGGTCGGCCGACGACTGGGCAGGCTATCAGTCTCGATTCTGTCATCCTGCACATCGCGAGAGATTGCCTCAACTCCTGACATCTGACCCGATCCACCTTGCCCGGCGCGTCCGGGCAATAGGATCGCGCCAATCCTGGCCGATCAATCCCTTAACCCGTCACCCCACGGGGTAGCACGAAAGGAAAGACCATGCAAACCCTCACGATCGGCGCCTATCGCGCCACGCTCAAGCCTACCCGTAACGTCGGTGAATTCACCGCGAAACTTGCGAAGTGCAACGGCAAGTCCCGGCGCCTTCCGTTGCGCGACCTGCGCACAAAGGCCGGATTCCCGGTTTTTGAACCAGGCATGAGCACTGCCGAATATGTCCGGCTGTATTCGTCGGGCGACGGATCGCAGCTGAAGGCCTGGGAATGGGCACAGCTGAACGACGCGCCATGCACGCTCTACAGCGGCGAGGATACTTGCGAGACCCTGCCTGACGGGTTCGAGACCTGGGAAGACTTCGACACAGCACAATCCGCCGACGCGGCGCCAGAATCGACCCTGGCAGCCGCGAATGATGATGCGGCGCCGACTGTGCCAGATCCTGAACCCGCGGCGCATGAGGAAGACGTAGCGGCGCCAGTGTGCGCGCCGGCTGACGATGAGCCGGCGGAAACCGGCGCGGCATGGTTCGAACGCATCATTGCAGAGAACAAGGCAAAGCGCGACGATTGCGAAGCGCGCGCGCAGAAAGTGGCGCCGCTCGATTCCGTGCCGTTCAAGCATTCGGACGGCGAGCGCTTCGGCATTGCGGGTCCCTGCATGAGTGAACCCGGGCGATTCCGTTTCTCATACTTCGATTCACGCGGCGCCATAGGGCATTGCACGCGCGACACTCTGGCGCTAGCAATGTGGGAAGCGCTCGATCTGGGTTATCTGTACGCGACTGAAGACACGGCGCCGGCTTCGCCCCCGGCTACGCATTCCGAACCGGCACCGGCTCGCCCGGTCTATGCAAACGATTATCTGGCGTGGGCGGCTGTCGAGAGCGGGCGCGCCGAACCTGACGAGTATCAGGCGCGCGTGATCGAGTGTTTCGGCGAAGTCAAAGCCGGCGGACTGTTCTACAACTCAGACACCTATCCGGCGACTGCGGCACTCATGACCGCGCGCTACGGATACCCCGACTGGCGCGGCGATCGTGGGCAATCGGACGGCGTGCAAGACCCCTTCGGCATGGACTGCTACCGCGCGGATTCAGTCATCCGTGCGCGCGCCGAGCGCGAACGCGAGCGCGGCGCCGCGGCAACGTTCACGGTCGGCCAGCGATTCGCGCGCCTGATCTTCAACGATGGCAAGCAACGCACGGCGGCGGAACTCGTCACGCTCGATCCGGCTGGGTTCGCATGCAAGCTCAAGGCCAAGAGTGGCAGGAATAGCGTCGAGATCACTTGCTCGGCATACGCCCTTAGCCTGGCCGTGATCCGGGCCGAGGAGCGCGGCAAAGTGCTTGCTGCGAAGCGGGCGAGCGCGCGACCCGAGCCGATCGCGCCCATGCCGGCGGAACCGGCACCCGTACCCGGTAAATCGGACGCTGCGCAGTTCGATCGCGGCCGCGTTTCACTGATCCTGCACAATGTCCTAGTGCCGCTGCAGAATACGGCGCCCGATGGCGTCCCGAGTGTGGCCGGGCTTGAGAGCGAAGCGGCGCGTCTCGACGCATCGGCGGTGATCATGGCCGGAGACGACTACGCGGACGATGCCCAGCGTCGATGCGGCACGCGGATCGCGGCCGACTATCGCGAAGTGGCGCGCAGTCTGCGCGAACTGGCCGAGATCGAGCGCGATCGCATCGACGATATGGAAGGCGTCGACGAAACCATGCCCGCGCCATTCGACGGCGTCGACGTGGCCGAGCTCGGGCCCGACGGGATGGCCGAATTCGAGCAAGCCACCCGCGAACAGGCGACCGCGCCAGCCTACCGCGAACTCACGACGGCGCACTACCGGCCGCAAGGCCCCTGCCTACGCATTCCCGCATTCGACGCGCGAGCGATGATCCCGCAGCGGTTCGCGCCGGTGTATCTGTTGCAGGCATGACCCCCTCACTACGCATTTTCACAAGGAGATTCGATCATGGCCACCTTAACCCCAGAACTGAAAGCGCTCCAGCGCCGTCTAGATCGCTGGGAACTGGGGCACCTGCGCACGCTGGCGGCAGACCTTGCGCAGCGGCTGGAAGAATCCGAAGCGCGTGAGGCCGACTTGCAACGGCGCCTGGATGATGCCGACGACCGCGCCGGGTTCTGGCACGACCAAGCGATAGACGCATTCAACGACGCGGCGGCCGATGGTGCGGTGATCGGCCTGCAGATCGACGGCTCAATCTCGGTTATGCGGCCTACCCCTCACCAGTGATTCCAGATCCATACACCCCCACTACGCATTCCCGGAAGGAACCGCCATGTCACACAATCGCCCGAAGTCGGTCCATCTAACTGCGCGCAGCATGAGCGCGCTGCGCGCCGACGACTCTCTCAGCGCACGAATGAATGTCATCATCGATCGCTACCTGGAACTGGTGGCCCGTGATCGCGAACGGGTGCGCGGCAAGTTCGCGCAGGCCGAGTGGGCTGCATTGGTGGCCGTCGGCGATCTGTCGCGCGGGGAACCGATGTCGGCGGCGGCCACGCATGCGGCGCTGACAGGGGCTGTCGAAGGAAAGGCTCTGCGGCAGATCCTGCGCGACCTGACAGGGAGTGAGGCAGTGGTGCTGATCGAACTGCTTGAGAACGAACGATGGGGGGAGCCGGCCGCGTTGCAGTGACCCCTGCCTACGCATTCCCGCACCGACCCCCTACTACGCATTCCTGCACCCCCACTACGCATTCTCGGGCACCCCTACCTACGCATTCTCGGGCGCTCAATCGTTGTCCGGCATCGGCAACAGGCCCGCCGCGATGAGAGCAGTTTCCAGCGTCTCCAACGCGCGCGTCTCGATCCCCTGGAACAACTCGCGCAGCATTCCCTGATCGCGGCGCAGTACGCTGCGGCCAACGCCGTATTCCTTCTCGATCGAGCGGGTCGACCATTCCAGCTCGCGCCGCTTGCGCCTGGCGTTGAAGTCCTGCACGCTCTCGTTCGGAAATGCCGTCACGCCTGGCGCGTAGATTGCCCAGCACAGCGCGAGGATCGCGTCACGGTGCTGCGTGTTGCACAGGCTGGCGAAGTGGTCGCGCAGGCTGCGCACGGCGTATGCGCGCTTCACGACCGTCTTGCTGTACCGCGCGATGATGGTGTCGCGCGCGTGGCCGGCGAGGCGGTCGTCGACCATGCGAATGACCAGCGCGCATTGCGCCCGGAACTCGTTGTCATTCAGGCCCTCGCGGTTCAGCGTGCGATCTGCGTCGAGTCTCGGCGCCGCGCCGTATCGGCGTTCGGCAAGGTCTTTCAGCGCCCTGGCTGTCGTTCCCTTCACTGCGGCGGGCGACTCGGCCACGCTGAACGCGATCGAAAGCGCCTGCCCGACGCTTCGGAACATGGGTTCGGTCACTGCTTCACTTGCCATGCCTTGATCCTTTCGCCTATGGGAATCGCGCCAGTCACTCGACCACCGTCAGAGTGGGATCGCTCCGCGACTTCGCGCCAAAGCACTTCTCGATCACGAGCCGGCGTGCGTCTTCCATCGTCGCCGCGCTGAACTTGCAAATGGCGTCGTCGTACAGCGTCACGACCTCGCGCAGCGCCGGCATCGCAGAGCCAACGCGCATCATTCCCGGCGGGCACTTCATCGCGACGACAAGACCCTGGATCGCGGCGTCGACATGCGGGAGGACACTCGTTGCTTCGTACCTCCCCATTTCGACCAGCGCCTCGACCAGATTGCATGCGTCGGCCATGTCGAACCACTCTTCCATGCGCGCAGCGCCGCGCGCCATGAGATCGATTGCAGTCCATGCGCGCAGCGCGAGACGGTTCGCATCCCGCGCGGCAATGGGCCGGCGCAACATGGCGCTGTTCGATCTGATCGCGTTCATCAAAGCCCAAAGACCAAAAGAGCAGCATCACGCCCATGCTCAGACGTGCGCCCCTGCCAGCCGGTCAGGCGCGCGAATGCAGTCGCGTCTAGCTTTGCCCCCTTGCCCTGCGGCGAGACCGGCAGAAACGGCACGCCGACGAGGCCCTGCAGGAACTCCTGCCAGATCGAGCAATCGCGCTTGATCGAGCCGGCGCCCTGCAACGCCTCCCGGCCGCCCGTGCCGAACCATTTGCGCAGCCGCGCATCCTCGAATCGCACCGAGTGCAGCGAGCCGGCGTCGGCCATCATGCGGACGCGCGTCATCGCCTGCGTGATGCCGAGCGTCTCTACTGCGGTCAGGCGCTGCTCGGCGCGCGACCAGATCGCGAATCCGGTGCGCACGCCAGGATCGAGGCCCACGATCAGGGCTGCGGGCATGCTGGCTCCATGAATTCCGCCCACGCCAAGCCGGCTTTGTCCGCCGGCAGCTTGAGCGTCTTGTATGCCATGCCGTGCTCATGCCCTGCCCGGTCGCGCTCGATCAAGTCGAACACCTCCCGCGTAGGTGGCGCGAACTCGCGCGGGTCGTGGGCGCGGCCTGTCTCCACGTAGATCAGCATCGCATGGCACGCCAGCAGATCGGAGGCGCAGAGCTTGCGAGCCGGGCAGGCGTAGCGGTCGCATGGCGCGTCGGACGACAGCAGTGCGGCGAGGGCCTGGTCCTTGGTTTTGACTGCTCCCCGCGCTGAAGCACGGGGATTCTGAAAATCCGTGCTCATGCTGGGGCTCCTTCTGCAAGCGTCGCCAGTCCGCGACGGGCGATGTTCTTTGCAGCATTCACGTCGCGGTCGTGTTCCGCTCCGCAACTGCAAGTCCATCGCCTTATTCCAAGGTCGCTTGAGCCTCTCGGCCCCTCCACGCTTGCGCATGAAGAACACGCCTGGGTTGAGTACGCTTCGTTGACTTCCTGGAACACCACCTGATGCCTTTTGGCCTTGTACGCAAGTTGTGCTCTGAACGTGCTCCACCCCGCGTCCAGCACGGATTTCGCCATGTTGGTTTTCGCAAGGCCGGACGCGTTGACGTTGCCGACGAAGATTGCCGCGTGCGATTGCACGATGGCGGTTGAAGCCTTGTGCAGAAAGTCGCTCCGCTGGGCTTTCGCCTTAGCGTGCAGCTTTCGCACCTGCTTCTTTTTCTTGGCGCGCTGCGCCGTGGCAATGCGCGCTTCCATGTTTCGATACCAGCGTGGGTGCTCGATCTTCTCGCCCGTACTGAGGGTCGCCAGGTCTTTCAGACCGAGGTCGATTCCGACTGAGCCCGTGCCTTGCGACTGACGCTGCTCAACCTCAACGGGCAGATTGATGTACCAATGGCCCCGTGAGTCTTGGCTGAACGATCCGGCGCCGAAGGTCTGCCCTTCCTGCAATTCGCGCGTGACCTTCGCCTTGTAGATGCGGCCACGGAACACAAAAGCGCCACCTGTGAACTTGATGTGGCCCTTGTTGAATGGCACCCACCCCAAAGACCGCTTGGCCGACCTCGGGTTGCTGACGCGCCACGCCAGCCAGCGCTTGTTCTTCACCCTGCGGCTGCGGTCGTATTGCTGGCAAACCTGTTGGATCGTGTGGGCGTGAACGTCCAGTTCCTTGCTGCTGCCTGCGGTCAGCTTTTGAAGGTCGTGCCACGACAGCCACTTGCGCCCACGACGCACGGCCTGTTGCTGCGTTTCGTTGCAGTAGTTCCAAACGTAATTGACCGCGCGCGCCTGACGTGTCAACTCGCTGTTGCAGGTGTCGCTCAGGCGAAAACGGTAGGTCAGCTGCATCTCTTTATTGTGACACAATAAAAGTTGGCTTGCAAGCTGTTCTTGTGCCACCGATAATCCATGAATGGAAGCACGAAAAAGAATTGGCCGGCCGCCTGCCTCCCCGGACAAAGAGTTGGTGCATGGCACGTTGCGGCTTACACGCGCGCAATGGGAAAAGGTTCGCATAGCTGGTGTTCCTGCGCTACGGCTGCTGATTGATCGGTGGCGCCCAAAGAAGCCCTGACGGGCTTCGCGCTTTCCTTCCCCGGCATGAAGTCCGAGGATTGACGCGCTTTCTGTTCAAAGCAGCCATCCAATCAGCGGCCAGACCGCGAACTTGCCCACCGCGAACCCGGCGAGAAAGCTCGCGGCGAGCAATAGCAGCGCGAGCGAACCGAACAGGCCGAGCAGCATCAGGCTGAGCGCAGCGTCGAGCGATGGCATGGCGCGGTTCATCGCAAATCTGGGTTGTAGTGCGCCGGGATGTCTGCCCGGCCCGCCTTCCAGCGCGCCAGCAGGCTTTCAATCAACTCGGCGCCGTCCTCGCGCTTGGTGTTGCTGACGTACTGCGCGACGTGATCGGCTTGACACACAAGCACCCATGCGATTTCCTCGCCGGCCGCGTCGGCCAGCATTTCGTTGATCTGCGCCGCGATGTCTTGGAACGCGACGCTCAGGCGTACGGACTGGCTCATTGGTCATACCCCTTGCCGAAGCCGACCGAGACGTACCACAGCCCGAGATTCACATGCACCGTCACAGCGAACGGAAAACTGCCGACGCCGAAGCCGACCGCAAAGCATTTGTGAGTTCGCCCGAAGACGACGCGATCACCGCTTCCCATTGCGGTTCCTCCGGCGTGACTTCGCGGCAATCTTCGCCTTGCGTTTCTGCTTGAGCCGGTAGCGGCCCCACTTGGCGAGCTTGTGCTGGCTGCGCATGTCAACGATCGGGGCTACGCCATTCATCGTTGCTGCGCGCATCAACTGCTCGGCGTCACGCTGCAATCTGTCAGGCACACGTTCAAAACCGACAGGCAGAGCCATGCCAGCAGCCATCGCCATCAATCGCCCGGTTTTAAGTTCCATTTTGTAAGTCCCTTTTCATCTAACCGGCCTCATCTTGTCAGTCCCGGAATAGTGCCTGCGCGTCACATCCTGTCATGCGTTACCTGCCCAGTCGGACAATGCTCGTCGGCACCGACCTTTTCCATGAACCCCCCGGAAGGCGCGCGCACCTTCGATCGCCTCATTCATCATCCTCATGCCTTCCTTCTCGCTTCCCAATCCGCCGCAAACGCGTCCTGCAACGCGAGCCGCGCCGCGCGACCCTGCGCCCTCTCGTACTCGTCGAAATACGCGACCCTCGCGCGCGCCGGGCTGATCCGGTGCAGATTCGCGATGTGCCGCGCGGTCTGGATCGCGTCGAGCCGGGGATCGTCGGCGGGGACGGTCTGGATGCGGCCGTCGATCCATGTCGTGACGGTTGCGGTCATGCGAACAGCCTTCGCAGCGTCGCATTGAGCGCGCCGAGTTCGTCGAGCTTGCGCGCGGCCCAGGCTCGGGCTTGCCCATGAAGGCCGTTGAAGTTGCCCCGATGGCAGTCGGGGCACAAAGGCAAGCTCAGGAACCACTGCCCTTGGCGGATTTCGTGAACCTCGCTCGGGCCGGGCGCGGCGCATACCACGCATGGAAGTTCCGCGATCCGCGCTGCGTGCCGGCGCTCGGCGGCGGTCTGTGCTGGCTTGTTCGGCGACTTCATGCTGCCGCCTCGTCCGCGTACGGATCGTCGGCCGGCACGGCCTGGATGCGGCCGTCGAGCCAGGTTGTGACGGTTGCGGTCATGCCTCAGTCTCCGGCCGCGTTAGCCGCCAACAAGTCACCCTGTGCCAGCCTCGCGGCGATGGCATGGCACTGTGACCCGCGCTTTTCAATCAAGATCGCCCGGCGCCCTGTCTTGCGCGCAACGACGCCAGTAGTGCCGCTGCCAGCGAAGCAGTCCACCACCAGTCCGCCGTGCGGCACGCTGTACCGCAGCAGCGGTGCCACGATGTCTTCGGGCTTCTGTGTCTCGTTCACTGCGTAGCCGTGGCAGCTTCGGGCGTAGATCACGCTGCCCATCAACTTCGGTCCTCCGTCCTCGCTGGCGTAGCTGCTCGGGCCAATGTCGCCCCAGTGTGGTGGCCGGGCCTTGCGGCGCACCGTGCGCGCGGTGGCATCGTTGGTGAACTGTGGTTCCTTGTGCAGCGCGCCCCATTCGCCTTGGTAGAAATGCAGCGCCAGTTCGTGCAGCCGCCGAAATCGGTCGTTCGCGTTGTTGCTGCCGTTGTGCTTCTCCCACACCACGTCCTGCGCCAGCTTCCAGCCGCCGCGGATGAAGTCGACGCCCTTGTCCATGAACATGCGCAGCGAGCCAAAGCACCACACCTGCGGCGCCACCAGCGCGGCCAGCGCGGGCCAGCCATCGGGCCACCTGTCCCAATCAAGCGAGGTTTCGCCGTAGGGCGGATCAGTCACCACCGCGTCAGCTCGAGGCAGCAGCGGCAGCATTGCCAGCGCGTCGCCGCAGTACAGCGTCACCGCCTCGTCTTCGTAATACGGGCGTGGCAGGCGCTCGGCGGAGCTTGGGCGGCTGTTCATGCAGCCACCTCGTCCGCGTACACCACCACCCCGCGCAGCGCGGCCGTGGCGTGAAGGAACTCGAGCCATTCACTGAACCGCCGCTTGCCCATCTGCGACGTGCGCAGCCCGAGCATCACGACGCCACCGTTCAGGCCCATCGCAAGCCGCACGGTCTCGCCCTGAAATGCCGCTGTCAGCACGTCTTTCCACTCTTCGGCGCTTAGGTTGACCATCGCGCCGTTGACCGGCCATTGCAATTGCTCGGCGAAGGCTTCGAGAATCGGCCACTGGGCCGCGTTCTGATCCGTCGAGCGCGTCGGCTCCTGCACCGTGACGACGTAGCCATCCGGCGCCTCGGCGACGCAGGCCATTGCGCGGCGGCGCGCTTCGGGGTGTGCGAGGCGGAAGATGCGCTTGTCGCTCATGCCGATGCACCCATGCTCGCCCGCACAAACATCGCCGCAACTTGCGGCACGATCGCATTGCCGTAGCCGCGCAGGCGCATCACCCGCGCTTCGCCCGTCGCGTCGGCATCGAGCGGTGCGCCGCTATCGCCGCTTCGCACCACGTTTTTTGATACCCCATAAGCCACCGGGAAAATGCCGCGTTGAGTTGGCCGGGCCTTTCCGTCTGTGCAGGCGATCCATTCGGCGTCAGCCCAGGCAGCAAGGCGACCTGCCGAGGCAGGTCGCGCGGGTTCGATCCATTCCCCCTGCTGTTCCGGTGATCTCGAACAACTGGTGTCGCCCATGCCGCCGCGACCAGTGCTGTCGTGCGACGGCTGCTGTCCGTGTTGCCGGCCGCGTTGTTCCCGTTCTGCGCTGGCGATCCTGCCATCGGCGTAGGCCACGGCGCCAACGTCGCCGCCTGACCGAGATTCATCCCGAAGCCGTTCCCGTTGCCGTGCTTGAGCTTCATCCTGTCGCGGCGTTCCTGCCACGTCGTATCCCCGTCGTTCTGCGGCCCCGCGTTCGGCGTGGGCCACCCAGTACAGTCGCTGTCGCATGTGCGGTGCGCCCGCGCTGTGTGCGCCGAGATTTGCCGCCGCAGCGGCGTAACCTGCATCTTCCAAATCTGCGCATACGTGGTCGAGCCATGCGAGTCCAGCAGCGCCGGCAACCTGCTCGCCAAAGATCGTTGCAGGGCGGCACTCGCGGATGAGGCCGAAGAACGCAGGCCATAGGTGGCGCTCATCGTCGCTGCCAAGCTGCGCGCCGGCCGCGCTGAATGGCTGGCAGGGGCAAGAGCCTGTCCAAACAGGTCGGTCGTCGGAAATCCCGGCGAGGCGCAGGGCGTAGGACCATCCGCCAATGCCGGCAAAGAAGTGGCACTGTCCATAGGCTCGCAGATCGTCGGCTCGTACATCGAGGATGCTCCGTTCGTCAACGTCGCCGGATGCGATCAGCCCGCGACGGATCAGCTCGCGCAGCCACGCAGCGGCGTGCGGGTCGTTTTCGTTGTAGTACACGCTCATGCCGCAGCCCTCGCCCGACTCTGCGCCTCGATCGCCTGCAACCTGCGCTCGCTCCACTCCGCAGCAATCACGGCGCGCGGGTGATCGACGATTTCGGCGAGCTGATCCATGATCGCGACGCCGGCCTTCGCCGCCTGGTACTCCGGGCCGCTGAACGCGACGCGGCCGGTGCGCTTGTACCGCTCGATCAGCGACAGCGCGAGTTCCAGCTGCGCCGTCATTTCGGCCTCGCCGACGCGCATCAACTCGGCGGCTTTGCTCCACGTCAGCGCAGCGCCCGCGAAATCCCACAGCGTCGCCGACGTGGCATCGCCGCGCGCGATCGAGTCGAGTGCTTCCAAGTGGCAAAGCGCGAGGTCGCGCAGTTGGTCGCGGCGCAGCTTCGGGCGCAGGCCGGGCGGCGGCAGGGCCGGGCGTGGGATGCGCTTGGGCCGGCGGCCTCGCGCGTGTGTCGCAGTAGTCGCATTCATAGAAATACAAGAGCCCTCATCTAACAACAACTGCCCTTTGGTGAGCAGACCTAGCCCCTTAAGGCTTGGCCTTCACAACACTGCCCTTCGGAGCCGCATTGACCCGGCAGCCGTTCGACGCTTGGGCGCTACCTTCGCCACCCGCACCCCTGTTCCAGCGCCTTCCTCCCGGTAGGGGATTCGTGCCATCGGCGCCGGTGCTTGTCGCGTCCGCAGATGGCATCGAGGCCACTTCACGGCCCGCTCCCCATCACATACCGCGCGCCGGCCAGAATCTCGCGCTCGATGCGCCGTGGCGCGCCCTCCCCTATCTCCTTGAGCGCGTCCGCGTAGTCGCTGCCTTCGATACCTGTCGGCCACACGACCCCGGCGCCGATCAGGCTTGCGGCGTTCGTCGCCTTCTCGACGCCCGGATTTGTGCCGATACGTTTTGCGGTCTTGTGGTCGTTGTCGCCGACGACGACGACCGAGCCAGTCGGCCGCATGCGCTCGATGACGGGCAGCAGATTGCCCGCATCGAACGCGACGATGACGCGCGCTTGACGCACGCACTGGTACACGGCCAGCCCGGTCGCCAAGCCCTCGCAGATCGCCGTTACAGCGGCGCGGGCGCGTTCCAGCACGTAGGCCCCCGCCTTGACCGGCGCACCCGCCCAGAACCGCTTCTGGCCGTCCTGCGTGATGGTCTGCACGCTGATGATCCACTCGCCATGCCAGACCGGCACGACGAGCAGCCCATCGTGCGTGCGCAGGCCGGCGCAGCCCTGCGCGCTCAGGCCCTTGGTCGCGATGTACGGATGCGGCTGGCGCAGCGGCTTTGCCTTGTGCCAGAACGCGCGAGCGCCGCGCATCGCCTGTATCCGATAGGCGCGCTCGCGGTCGCGCTGCGCGGCCATCTCGGCCTGCGCCTGCGGCGATACGACGATCGCATCCGCGCGTTCGTCGCGCCAGTGGCCGAGCGCTTGTCTCGGCGCGACGGCGTTGTCTCCCCACACGCCCCGGTTGTCCGGGTGCAGCACATACCAACCGTTGCGCTTGGCGGGCTTGGCATCCGTCGCGCAGCGGCGCAGCCTTCCGTCCGCGATCACGTCGCGCGGCCTCAAGCCCGCAGAGCGCAGGGTGTCGGCGAAGTTCATGCGGCGCGCGCCTCGGCTTGCCGGCGCTTGGCGTACCGGATGCGGTTGGCCGTGACCTTGTTGCGCAACTCGCGCGAGGGCAGAACTGGCGTCGTCGTCTCGACGCGCCCATGCGCGAACGCGCCGGTCAGTTCGTGATAGATCGCCTGCGCCCGGCGCTGCATGTAGGCCGGATCGTTGTTCGCGCCTTCCAGCACAAGCCCGACGACCTGCGGCCAAAGCTCCTTGCGCATCAGCGACGGATTGCCGGTGGCGATCAGTTCCTGTAGCGTGCCGGAAACGTGCTCGATTGCGCGCTTCCTCGGGTACTCATGACCGCACGATGGACACGCGGGCCGCGGCGCATGCAGATGCCCGCAACTCGGGCACTTGACCGGCTCGGCGTCTTCCTTCTTCGGCTTCTTCTTCTCCTTCTTCTTGCCGTCGTCGAGCTCGGTGACGCCGTGCTCGAACAGTGCAGTCTGCAAATTCCAGAACCGTGCGCAATTGTTCGCGTGATCCAGCACGATCGCCCGCGTCTTGCCTTCGGCGGGGCGCATCACGCGCCCGAGCATCTGAACGTGAACAGCCAGCGAACTGCGCAGTGGCCGGGCGAGAATCAGCACTCGCACATCCGCCACGTCGAAGCCGCGCGTCAGTGCCTCAACACTCAACAGCCCGCGAATCGTGCTATCCGACTTGCGGAACTCCTGCACGACCTCGCTGCGGTCGTCTGGCTGATCGTTCGCCGTGTAGGTGGCGACATTGATTCCGGCCGCGAGAAATTGCCGTTGCAGTTCCTGGGCGTGCGCGATCGACGCGGCGAAACCGATGAACTTCTCACCATCACCCTTTTGCAGATACTCGGCGACGACATCGCCAACCACTTGCAGGGCGCGCTTTTCTGTTTCCTTCTCCGCCCACTCGCCGGCCACGACCGGGACTCCGGTCATGTCGGGCGCGATGCCGGAATAGATGTGCAGCGGGACAAGCCGCCCCATCTCGATCAGCCGATTCGTGCTCGGCGCATTCACCACGGCGTCGAAATACTTCCCGAGCCCCGGCGTCACTGGCGTCGCAGACAGGCCGATCGCGTAACAGTCCTTCTCGGCCAGCTTCTTGCGCACCGCGCCGTGCAGTACGTGGGCCTCGTCCACGACGATCAGATTTGTCTCCGGCCAGCGCCTGCGTGACAGTGTTTGCACGCTGCACACCTGGATCAGTTCGTGCGGGCGCCAGCGCCAATGGTCGGCCATCACGACACCATGATTGAGGCCGTACTTGTCGAACCGCTCGCCGGTCTGCGTCACGAGGCTGATTCGATCCGCGATGAACGCGCCCTTCTTGCCGTTCTCGTGCGTCGCGAGCAGCATCGCGGTCGCCAACTCCGTCTTGCCGAATCCGCACGCGGCAGACACCATCACGCGCTTGTGCCCGGCGCGGAACGCGGCGGCAACGTCGTCGATGACTGCTTGCTGCTCGGCGCGAAGTTCTAGCTTAGGCATACGACCACCTACTGCCCATGCATGACGATCCAGAGCGCAAGGCGCGGTGAATTGCAGAGCGGTTGCATCCGATCGCACGCGCAGCACTGGCGATGGACGTGAACACCGTGCCGCAAGACGAACGACGTACTGCCTTGCGTCTTGCGGCGATCATGGTTGCGCTCGATTTGGCGCGGCCTGCCGCAATGCGCCGTTCGGCGGCTGCAAGCCGGGCTTCAAGCGTCACGCCAGAGCCGACAAATGCCCAGTAGTGCCCAGCGAAACGGCGGCCCTTTGACAGCGCGAGAGACAGTCCATCAAGCGTGGCGCCGCCGGACGCTCTGGCTGCCGCGTAGGCTGATGGAAATATCGCGCCATCCGTGAGCCGCTCGACGGGTTTGCTTACCGCGGCTGCCGCGCGCTTCTGGTTCGCCGCGCGCGCCCTCGCGTGGGCTGCTGAAGCAATGGCTGATTCGCTGATTCGGCGCGCGACAGTCGGGTCTTGTGACGTTGCCGCCGCGACCGCGCTCATGTTGAGCGCCGGCCGCAAATCGCCCATGATGATCTGCTCCAACGCCAGCAGATCGGCCCCCGGCAGTGCGCACAGAATCGGCTCGAACACGAGTGCGTCCAAGCCGTGCGCGTTGCACGCTGACTGAAGCGCCGCACTGTGGTGCTTGCCAGCTTTGAGTTCGCTTCGGTGGCGGCAAAAGCGGCCGACGATGTAGGCCGAACTGCCGATATAGCACTCGCCTCCTGGCGCAGCGATTCGATAGATGCCGCCGATCTTCACGCAACCGCCCTCGCATGCTGCCGGTAGAACGCCTCGCACAGCGCAGGAATCTTCGCCGGGTCGCGCTCGCCGAACAGCTTTCCGATCCGCGTCAGGCGGTCGCTCGCGCGCTGCAGCTCGGTCTGGTACCGGTGCGCTGCGTCCTGCTTCTCACTGGCCGTGCGCTGCGCCGTCTCGTACAGCCTGCGCCATTTGAGCGTTTCGGCCTTCTGGTCGTCCGCCTCGGCGGCCTTGACCTGTGCGCGCAGTTCGGCAATCTCGGCCTGCGCGGCTTCGAGTTCGGCGATCGGGTCGAAGTCGCCATGCGCGTCTTCGGCGGCCTGCTCTGCTTCGATCTGCGCGGCGGTCTTGGCTTTGGCAGGCTTGCGCGGCGCCTCACCGATCTGCACCGCCGCCTTTGCAAGCGTCGTCTTACCTTGCCCTACTGCCTTCGCGAGCTCCGGGTCGGCCTTCGCCACCTTGTCAGCCGTCTTTTGCGTGCGCTCGGACGCGCCAGACAGCGCCGCCCGGTCGGCGACGGTCTGTAAGGGTGCAACATTGCCCGCTTTCGGCCTGTAAGCCGGTTGCGCCGTTGCCCAATTGGTGACGCTGGCGACGATGGCAGCATGCTGGCCCACGCTCAGATGCCGCCGGTGCAGGTTCGCCGACAGCACGAACGCCACCGCATCACCGCCCTCGAACTCGACGAATCGCGGCTCGATGCCGGCTTCGACGCACGCGCGGTATCGGTTGCCGCCGTCGAGCACCATGCCATCGAGCAGCACGATCGGCTCGCGCTGGCCGTTGATGCGGATGTCCTCGCACAGCGCGGCGAACTCGGCGCCTTCGATGCGCGGAAAGAATGTGCAGAGCGGGTGCAGGTCTAACTTCTTCACAGCGTGCACCCTTCATGGAATTGACGCTTGGCGGCTAGATACGCGGCATGAGCCTCTTCGGCGGAATGGAAGGTGCCAAGGTAGATCTGGCGGCCCGCCCAAATGAAAGCCCGATGCCTTGAGCCGCTCGAAGTCACGCCCAACAAGCAAGACGACTTGTTGTTGGCTGCCGCTTTGCGCTGGTTCTGCGTGTTGACTCGATGAGGCACATCGCGCAGATTCGCGATGCGGTTGTCAGCGCGGTTGCCGTTAATGTGGTCAATCTCGTGCGCAGGCGATTCGCCGTGGACGTACAGCCACGCCAGCCGGTGCGCGAGCCGCAGGCGACCGAACACGCATATGCGGTGGTAGTCTCCTTCTCGCCGGCACCCGGCCGGCGCACCGGCCGCGATGTTTTTGTTTGGTTTGACGCGCCACCTGAACTCCCCGGTGTCAGGGTCATAGATCAGGCGCGCACGCAACTGCTCCGCTGAAAGTTGTTCCATATCGTCTATGGCCTTTGAAAGACGAACCGCTCGCAGCGTTGCAGCGTGTCGAGAAGTGGCGTGAGGTTCTTCGGCGTCGGCTCTGTGAACCATCCCTGTTGCGCGGCAAAGCAACCGCGACCGAATTTCGGGTGATCCGCCTGCAGGTGCTCGCACTCCATGCACACGCGCCGGTCGTCGCCCTGCATGTCGCGCAGCGCGAGACGGTCGGCCAAGTGCTCGGCGCGCTCCGGTGCTAAGCCGCGCCGCGCGAACAACCCGGCGCGAAACTGGAAGCGCGAGAGTTCGCGGTCGCCCCAGGCGCGCGGCATGGCGAGATTGATTTCGGCCGGCGTCATGCGGCAACCTCCCGCCGCGCCTCGAACTTGCTGCAAGCCGGTGTGCGCGCAAGAATGTCTGTGCCTTCGCCGCCGGTCCAGGTCGCGCGGCGCAGATCGCACTTCAGGTAGCTCTTGCCGCCGAAGTTGCCGAGCCTGAGCTTGTGCTTGCAGTCCCTGCAGGTCTTGCCTTCAGGGCCAGTGCCGGGCGGCGCTGCATAGCCGTTCTTCACGGTGGGCTTGCGTCGCACGATGCCGATCTGCCGCATCTCGTAGCGGTGCCGCGCGCCAGCTTCCATCTGCGCGCGCATGTCAATGGGCTCACCCTTGAGATTGACGAAGTTCATGCGGCCGCCCTCACTGCCGCCGACGCCCGCGCATGCGCCACCCGCAGCCATGCGCCGAGACGTTCCGCAGCCGCCGCGCATGCCTCGGCTGTCGCCGCCGAACAGCCGGCCGCCGCCAGCTCGCGCGCGCATCTGTCGCGCTCGCGCCAGCGTCCCCGGCCATCCTGCGCAGCGGCGCAGGCGCGGATGAAGCGGGCGATGGTGCGTTGCGCGCTCATCGCCCTCTCCCGTCGCCTACTCGGGCGCAGCCCGCAGCCCGCGACGCGTCTTGCAACTTCACCGCGAGATTCCACTGCCGCATGCCATCATCGGGCGGCAGCTCGGTCGCCTCGCCGGCCAGGACTGGCGAGGCGGCTTGAGATGGCGAGGCGTGCGCGCGCATTCAAGAGCCCTAGGCGTTCGCCTCTTCGCGCACTGCGGCGACGTGCGGATAGAACTTGTGAACGGTACTGATCCGCGGATCGCCGTCCGCCTTTCCGCGCATGTTCCAGAGCGTCGTGAACGGCACGCCAGACAGCTCCGAAAGCCTCTGCACCTGGCAGTAGTTCAGGCCATTCAAGGCTGCCCTGACCTCTTCTGGAGACGGGATGTTTGAGTCCATAGGAACCTATCCTACCGCATTCGGTATCGTCCGTCCACCGATTTCGGTAGGGAATACCCTAATAGGACTTTCCCTATGCCTACCGATTTCGGTTGACCTTTCCTACCGCATCCGGTACAGTTTCCCCACGCTCCACGGAAACGGCACTCGCCGGGGGCAAGGGGAAGCGGACATGTCAGGACTAGGACGCACTCTCGCAGACCTCGATCTGCGCAACGCCCGCGCGATGAGCGCGGCGCAGGACCGCTACGAAACCGCGCCGGACGACCCGGAAGAATTCACCAGCATGCAGCCGATCGGCAGCGCTGAAACGCTCGTCTGCTACACGGTCGACGCCGGCATCGTCGCGATCACCGGCGCGTACATCGGCGCCGATGTTGTCGAGCCGGAGGAATTCGCGGGGCATCGCATCACGGCCTGGACGCTGCGCATCCAGGCCGAGGTTGACCGCGACCGCGAAGACGCGGCGGACTGTGGGGAGTGGACACCATGAGGCCGAACTTCCTGACATCGCCCGGCGTCTGGCAGCGCACGCCGCGCGAATCCCTCTCGCGCGCTGACTACGCGTCGCCGGTCACGCAGTTCGCACGCCGGCCCGGCCAGCCCGGCCGCATTCGGGGCTGGCTGCTGGCGTGCGCGATCGGCCTCGGGCTGGCACTCGCAACTGTGCATTGGTGGACGACATGAACGACAGGCTGAATTACCGCACGCACGCCGACCTGCTCGATCAAGTCGCCGCCAGCGAGGAAGAAGCCCGCGCAGTGCGACGCATCCTCGGCCCGGACTTGCAGCGCGAACTTGGCTACCTGCGCGACTTCGACCGCTCGCAGCCGATCGACACGCCCGACCTGCTGGCCGACCCCGAGCGCTGCATCTACACATGGCGCTGGATCATCTGCGGCTGCCTGCTGACGTGGGCAGTGATCGCGGCGGCCGGCATCGCGATCTTTGCTTGAACCGAAGGAGGACGAACATGACATTCATCCGCGACCTGTTTGACGCGCTGCGCATCGCCATCGAAGCCGTGCGGCGCCACATGGCCGACATGCGCCACTTGCGTGCTGGCGGCTGCCCCGATGACCTGCCGTTCTGAGGGCGATGACATGAGCGATAACAAGGCACTCTGGAACCGGGTCTGCATGACCGACCCTGCGGCGGTGAAGCCGATCACCGGCAAGCAGTACAGCGGCAACAGTCCGAAGCCGTATTGGATCGTCGAGCGGCTGACCGATGAATTCGGACCGTGCGGCATCGGGTGGGGGTTTACGGTTCTGAGCGAGCGCATGGAACGCATGTCGGAAACCGACGCACTGCACATCGCGTTGGTGCGGCTTTGGTTTGTCCTCGGCGGGCAGCGCGGCGAGCTAGAGCAGATCGGCCAGACGAAAGCCATGTACATGACCTCATCGAAAAAATTGCTGATCGACGAAGACGCACCGAAGAAATCAGTCACCGATGCACTGGTGAAATGCGCGAGTTATCTCGGCTTCGCGGGCGACATTTTCAGCGGCCGATGGGATGACTCGAAGTACGTCGCGCAGGCTGGCGCCGAATGGGAAGCGCGCAGGACCGCGACCCCGCCACTGCCAGAAGATGAAATCGCCGCCATGCTCGCCGGCATCGCGAACGCGAAGACGGTCGCTGACGCGAAGTCGGCCACCGAGGCAGCGCGGGAAGTCGCTGCGCACGATCCGGCCGCGCTGGCGCGCATTGATGCGGCCGTAGAAGCCAAGCGCGCGGCCTTCGTGAAGGCGCGCACGAAGCGCGAGACGGAGGTAACGGCATGACCTCGCTATCCCTCATCGCAGCCGAATACAGAGACGCGGCCGACAAGCTCGCAGACCTCGATCTGCCCCCCGAAGTCGTCGCCGACACGCTCGAAGGACTCTCGGGCGAACTCGAAGTCAAGGCGCAGGCTGTCGGCCACATGATCCGCCGCCTGGAGGCCGACGCCGCCGCCATCAAGCAATGGGCGCAGACGGCCAGCGACCGCGCGAAAGCGGTACAGACGCGCGCGGACGCGCTGCACGCCTACCTGAGCAGCACCCTCGCCGCGTGCGGCATCCAGCGCGTGGAAGGCCCCGGCATCGCGATTTCATGGCGCAAATCATCGGCCGTCGTGATCGACGAGCCGGGCCTGATTCCGGCTCAATACATGCGGCAACCCGACCCGCCGCCGCCTGCGCCAGATAAGCGCCTGATCGGCGATGCGCTCAAGGCGGGGGCGGAAGTGCCCGGCGCGCACATCGAAACTCGCAGCAATCTTCAAATCAGGTAGGAGCACACATGCCCTCGATCAACAAAGTCATCATCATCGGCAACGTCGGCCGCGACCCCGAACTGCGCTACACGCCGAGCGGCGCGGCGGTCTGCAACATCACCGTCGCGACCTCGCGCAACTGGAAGGACAAGACGAGCGGCGAGAAGGTCGAGGAGACCGAATGGCACCGCGTCGTCTTCTACGACCGGCTGGCCGAGATTGCCGGCGAGTATCTGAAGAAGGGCCGCTCGGTCTACGTCGAGGGCCGTCTGAAGACGCGCAAGTGGCAGGACAAGGAAGGCGTCGAGCGCTACACGACCGAAATCGTCGCCGAGAACATGCAGATGCTCGGCGGTCGCGACGATGGCGAGCGCACTGCACCGCCTGCGCAGCGCCAAGCGCCGAAGCCTGCGCCGAAATCGTCGGCCAGCGGCTTCGACGACATGGACGATTCGGACGTGCCGTTCTAGGAGCGAGACATGACCACATGGCAAGACGAATACGTCACGCTGCTCGACGACTGCGAAGCGCGCGAAGACCGCCTCTCCGATTGGGAGCGCGGCTTCTGCGACTCGCTGCGCCGACAGATCGAGCAAGGCCGGCGACCGACGCCGAAGCAGATCGAAGCGCTTGACCGCGCATGGGAGCGAGCCACGGCTCGCGGATGAACTGACCACCACAACCGAGGACCACATGGACACATTCACACAACCGAAGATCACTGGTTATCGTCAACTGAGCGAGGCCGAGGTCGCGCTCATGAACGAAGGCAAGGCGCTGGCCGAAGCCTGCGGCGCGTACATCGCGAAGTTACGCGTCCATCCGGCGACAGCCAGCGACGGCATCCCGCGCAACCACGAGACGTTCGGCGGCGAGCCGATGGTGGTGCCGAGTCTCGACCAACGCTGGATCAGCATCGGCGCGACGCAGTTGCAGCAGGGCTTCATGGCTGTGATTCGCGGCATCGCGCAGCCGACGACGTTCTGAGTTCAATGGGGCGACCACATGGCCGGAATCGCCATCGGCAAGCCGAGTGGCCGGCAGACAAACCTGCGACGGCGCTGGAAAACAGGCCTAGGAATGCAGCCCGAAAAAAGAGGAAGGCAGCCTGGTCGCCCCACCCACACCGGAGAACGACGCATGACCACCATGAACAACGAAGACCCGGCCGACCCGAGCGTGCATGAGCAGCGCCAAGCGCTTGAGGCCAGCGGTTTCAAAACGCTGGCACTTGGCAATGCAGCATAACCCTTGAATTGAGTTGCGGCGCAGCAGTCAACTCGAATGACGAGTTAGCTGGCAGCGAGCCAGCACGGAGGAAACCAAATGATCCGCTTTGTTGTTGAGTGCCACGAAATGCAGTACGGCCCAGGAATTGACCGACGCGATTATGTGACGGTGGACGTGGAACTGCCGGAGCTGGAAGCATTGTTGACGCGCGGCGGGAGAGGCGAAGGCGGCTTTGAATCTTGGCGCTTACTTGGCGCAGAAGTTTTGCCAGCTAACCTGGAGTGAAGCATGACCACCATGAACAACGAAGACCAGGCCGACCCGAGCGTGCATGAAGACGGCTCACGCCGCGGTGACCGGCGGCTGAAAGCCGTCCGGTCGAGTGCACTGTTAGCCGGCACGCGCCGGCCGCGAAAGGAAAGACGATGAGCCAAGTTCTCGATGCCGAACTGCAGCACTGCGTGATGAACGCGATTGCGCACGAAGCCTGCATGGCAAAGGTGGCAATCCAAGAGGCGGCTGCAAGCCACCAACGTCCGAGTGCCGTGTTCCGGCCTCGACTCAGCATTGACGGCAACCAATGGTGCGCCCTGTACGGTGAAAACATGCAAGACGGACTGGCCGGGTTTGGAGACTCGCCGGCCGATGCGATGTGGGACTTTGACCGCAACTGGGAGAAGAAGCTGCCGGAGCGGGAAGCGCGCAGCCGCGCGGAAGAAGTGCTACGCGCGCACGGCTTCCCCGATTTGCATGCCGGCTAACGTGTTCTAGGGCGCAAAAGTGACGCATAACGCCCGAGGTAACGCGCCCGACACGGCGCGCACCGAGTAACAGAAGCGAGATGGAGCTGCCCGCCGTGGCGGGTCGCGTTGACCGAAGTGTTAGGCCGCTTGTGGCCGAAGCGAAAGGAAAGCATGAGCCACTTGGACGAAGTAGCCCGCCGCAAGGTGAATGGCCCTGAAGGCTGGTCAGTGTGCGCGTGGGAGCGCATTGGAGACGGCAACGACCTGGTTGTGACCGGCGGCGTGCCGCGACTGCTGAAGGCTGGGCCGCGCAAGGGCAAGCCGACTTGGCGCGACGTGCCGACGCAGAAGGCAGTGGTGACGGGCGCTGAAATTGAAGCCGAGAAGGCGCGGTACGAGGCCGACACTGGCAAGTGCGGCGACTGCATGGGCAAGGGCGAGGTGTTCGCAAGCTGGAGCGCTACGGAGGGCACGAAGTACCGACCGTGCAAGCGCTGCGGCGGCACCGGAGAGCGGCCTAACGTTGCAATTAAGCAGCGCCGTCAGGCGTCGGCTTGAATTGCGTGTTAGGCATGCTGACAACGAAAGGGCGATATGAAGACCGTGACGATGTATGAAGCCGAAGACGGCAAGCAGTTTCGTGACCAGGCGCAGTGCTTGGAGTACGAGCAGCGGGTCGCCGACTTGGCCGCCGCGAACGACATGCTGGATAACGGCGCTACGCTGATGGCCGCGCTGACACGAGCGCACCAGACGCGCCCGTGGTGGGACAGCGGCTTGAGCTTGGAGGACAAGGTGATTTTGATGAATACCACCAAGGACACCGGCTTTATCGTTAGCCACTGGCAGTGCAGCGACAGGCCGGGATACAAGCCCTGCGGGCTGAACCATGCGGGCCAGGTGCGCCTTTGGGGCGATTCCGGGAGCTGGAGCGGGCCATACGGCAACTGGGTTGGCTTGGCGGATTTGCTGCGCTACGCACGCAACACTGCGCGCGAGCATGCCTAACCTGGAGTGAAGCATGACCACCATGAACAACGAAGACCCGGCCGATCCGAGCGCGACGCCATCGCAGAGTGGAACACGCGGCCGCACGATGTACCAAGCGCTTGAGGCCAGCGGTTTCAAAACGCTGGCACTTGGCAATGCAGCATAACGCAAAGCTAACCGGGGACCAACGGCCATGAGCCAACCTGTAAGAGAAGCTGATGAGTTGCCGGCCGTTGGTACTCCGGTTGAGCGACCTGTTGGGCGGCCGGTGGACGAAGCCACTGACGCCGAAGGACCGCGCGGCACCTACGGGTGCGCTTGCGCGCACCACGACGGCAGCATGTGCTCCTGGATTCGCTACGGCGGCGATGGCCCGGAAGACCCCTGCGAATGCTTGTGCCACGGATGGCCGGAGGACGAAGATGACTACGTGGGCTGACGAGTACGTGACCCTGCTGGAGGACTGCGAGAAGCGCAGCGACCGCCTGAGCGACTGGGAATGCGGGTTCGTGGACTCGCTGCAGCGGCAACTGGCCGAGGGCCGGCGCCCGAGCCAGAAGCAAGTTGAGACGCTGGACACCATTTGGGAGCGCGCCACCAAGCGCGGGTGACGATGACCGACCACGAAGTAGAGCGCGCCCTTGGCTACACGCCGTGCGTGTGCGGCGTGATTGACGGCACATGGCACTGGCGCTGCTACCGAGGCAAGACCGATGCCGAACTGAAGGCCGGAATCGCGCTGGCGTTCCGTAACGCTCGGCGGCACCTCAAGAAGCAGCGAGCCGAAGCCCTGCGGGTGGCTAACGTTCGAGCTGAGAGGCCGACACCGGCCGAGGAGAAGCAACGATGAGCACAGAAGCTACCGCCGACCAGGAGCCTAGCCAGCCGGTGGCGGTCCTTTCGAGCGAGGGGTTAGGCCCCTGCCCGTGCTGCGGGAGTGCTGCCGCGTTTGGCGCCGCCACTGGTGACGACGAGGGCGCGTACTTTGTGTACTGCACGACCGCGCAGTGCGGCCTGACCACGAACCTCATGTTCGCGTGCATGGACGACCCGAAGCCCATTCTGGCCGAGCGGTGGAACCGGCGCACCGTGGGCGGCAAGTGCGTGAGCGCGCTGGAGGCCGACCTGCTGGAAGCAAAGGGCTACATTGAAGAACTAGACCGCGAGAACGATCGGTTGCGCGCTGCGCTGAGGCAAGCCAATGACCAAGCCGAACACTTTGAGCGGCTGTGGTACTTGACGAACGAAGACGCCGGACGCTACGCATTCGCCAAGACGCTTGAAGGCCAAGTGGTGACGATGGAGACGTTTAAGAGCCGCGGCGCCGAAGCGCTTGACCAAGCGCTTGACGACGCGATGACGGAAGCGGCGGATGCACAGAACGAGACGGATGGTGACGCCTAACCTGGAGTGAAGCATGACCACCATGAACAACGAAGACCCGGCCGACCCGAGCGTGCATGAGCCGCGCTCCGCCGAGTGCCTGCACCCGCGCATCATCACCTATGTCATTGCCGACGAAGGGCCGGATCACGGCAAGCCTGCGGGACTATGGGCGTGCGCCGAGTGCGGGCGCAAGTTCGAGCCGGTGCAGGTAGCGGTGGCCACGCTGCTCGTAGACGTGCTTGCCATCGCATCGTCTGGCGAACTGCCAGACGGCGATGCGGTCAACACGCCGACGCTGCTGTGGGCGGAGGAATGGGCGCGCAGGCTGGCCGAGAAGGAGCAACCGAATTGACGCCAGCCACCAAGCGCCGGCCTCGCAAGGCCGACCTCGCGCGCCTCGCGAAGCTGCTCGCCGAGTGGGAGCGGGAGGAAGCGAAACTTGCGGCCAGAGGGTTTCCGGTATGGGACGGTTCCATGCGCCAAGTGCGCATCAAGGACGCTGCGGCCCTGCAAGCCGTGCTTGCGTACTTCGATCAGCCATGATGCTCACCGCCGCCGCACTGGCGCTGCAATTCGACCCCTACGCCCGTGCGCTCTGGCACCTGGAACTGCTCGGCTGCTACGCGCCAGACGACGCCATCGCGCCATATCTACCGCCACCCGCGCGCACGCCACACGACGATGACGACTGTGACGACTGTGACGACTTGGCCTGCACGCACTGCGGCGGCGAGGGCTTCTGCGAAGTTGACGATCCGATGTGGGATGAGTGCGACGAGTACGGGTGGGGGCCGTGCGGTGCGTGTCATGGCTCCGGCCGTCGCAAACACCAGTGGGTGTTCTGATGCTCACCGCCGCCGAAGTCGCCACCCTGCTCGGCCTGTCCGCGCGCACGGTGTACGCGCTCGGCCTACCGTTGCAATTGAGCCGCGCCGCTAGGCGTCGGCTCGAATTGCAGGTTAGGCGCCCGCAACTTAGCGAGGAAACGATGACGGAAGAACAGAGGTTCAACGAGTGGTTCGAGCGCTACAGCCACCCGCTGCGCTATGGTGACCGTGGGGCGGCGTCCATTGCATGGACTGCGGCAGCCGAGTTGACGCGGCGGGAAATCACGCGCGAGATGAACAGCCGGTTCGAGACTATCGAGCGCACGATGTACCTGCGCGGCGATGCGCTGGAGTTCGCGGAGTACCTTGCGAAGCAGGCCGAATACCTGTTGACGGCGCTGGAGTACGAAGATATGGCGCGCGTGGCCTGGGACGAGAGCGGTGCCGGCACGCCTGAGTTTGAGCGATGGGGCAACGCGACGGACTCTCGCGGCGAGCACGCGAAGAAGCTGCGGGAGCGCATCTACGAGTTCCGCAAGCGCGTGCCGCGCGACCCGCACTATCCATGCCGCAGCGATGGGCGCTGCCAGTACGCGATAGACCACGGCGCCGAAGACATGGGGCATTGCCCGGCGGGGAAGTGTGCGATGCCCGAAGGCGCCTAACGTGTTTTAGGGCGCAACCGGAGCGAGAGGAAACCATGATGAACCAGAAAGCAGTATTCGAGGCAATCGCCAGCGAGCGAGACTATCAAGATCGCAAGTGGGGCACGCCGGCCGAACACCCGCACGAGGTTGGCGGCTGGCTGACTCTGATGTCGGTACATCTGCGCCGAGCGCAAGACGCATGGGCCGGCGCGAACAGCGACACCGAAGCGCTGGAAGCGCTGCGCAAGGTGCTGGCGGTTGGCGTGGCCTGCGGCGAGCAGCACGGCCTGCAAGGGCGTTCGCGGATGCAGCAGGTAAGCCAGCGCATGCGTGGCGACGGTTATCAACGCACCGAATCGAGCCTGTGACCCTCACCGCCGCCGAACTAGAGGAGATCGTCGAGCGCGCATGCACCGCTGCGGTCGAGCGGGCCTTCCAGCGTCAGGCCGGCGCGACCGGCGCCTTCGTGCGAAAATAGCGAGGCCCGAACAGTGCTTGACACACTGCCGGACCTCTGACCAATCAGCGAAAGGACCGCTTCATGGCTACCACCAATCTTACAGCCGCGCGGGCGCGCGAACTTTTCTACTATTGCCCAATAGACGGGACTCTCACTAGACGCGTAGATGTTCTTGGGAGATTCGGGAAGGCCGGAACTATCGCGTCCAGCGTCCATCGCCGCACCGGCTACATGCGGGTAGGTATTGACCGCGCGAGGTACGCGACGCATAGGGTCATTTGGTTGTATGTGACAGGTGACTGGCCGAGCCTTTTCATAGACCACATTGACGGCGATAGAGCAAACAATCGCTGGATCAATCTACGCATGGTCACAAAGTCCGAGAACGCACAGAATCAGCGCTGCGCACGAAGCAACAACAAGTCGAGCGGCATCCTTGGGGTGCAGAAGGACAGCCGCGGCCGTTGGCGGGCGAAGATTCACGTCGATCACCGGCAGGTCTATCTTGGCACTTTCGATTCACCTTCGGAAGCGAGTGACGCCTACATACAGGCGAAGCGTCTGTATCACCCCGCAGGTATGCTCTGAGGATTTGCGGTCGGCTCGATATAAACCGGCTCGCCAGAGCGCGGCTGATACCAGTTCGGCCGCCCGGCGATCGGAGTCAGATCCGGCGCCGGCTTGCGGTTCGTCGGCTCGCCTAGCGGGTGCAGCGGTTCGGCTTGGTCGATCTGGCGCATGGCGTCCTCACTGCGTCAATTCGTGCAGTAGCGCATCGGCCGCGCGAACCTCGTCCCCAGTCATGTCGCGCAGCGGTTCGCCCGCGAACAGGATCGAGCGCCGGCCGATTTCGGGGATGTAGTCGATTTCCGCGACGCGCCGGCCCATCAGCATCAGCGGCTCGCCAATCGCAGCCATGACGCCGTGCAGCTTGGCGATGCCACGCGTCACATGCCAGAGCAGCGCCGTCGAGTAAAGCGCGTGGCTCATTGCGCATTCTCCGGCGCCCGATAGCTCACGATCCACCCCGGCCCGGTCGCCTCGCACAGCACCAGCGCGATGCCCTGTTCGTGCAGCCGGCGCATGTACTCGGCGATCGCATCGTGCGCGACGAGTACGCGGCGCGAACCATCAGGTGTGGCTTGATCGTTCACGGCTTGCGATCCTGTGCGACCGCCTGCGCGCACTCGGCGCAGACGTAGGTCTTCATCCCGCGCCAGCGCGCGAACTTGCGTCCCGTCGTCGGCCTCGGGTGGTTGCAGCGCGCGCAGATGAATTGCTGCATGCTGCCGATGCCTTGGCCGCGCATGCGCAGACCGGATGCGACCGGCTTCATTGCTGCCCACGGCGTGCGCAGAACATGGCCTCGATCGCCTTCGCGTCGCGCTCGACCGCCTCGACGAGCGCCGGCCAGTCGGCCAGCATTCGCGCATAGCACGCGGCCCGCTCGCGCGCGCGGGTCGCCACGTTCAGCAGCGCCGAGGTCGATTTGGCAGAGCGAGCGGTCTCGATCATGGTCAGGCTCACGATGCACCTACGCGCCATCGCCCCGGCTCACCAGCGGGCCGACAAGCGCCAGCAGGTCCGGACCGCCGAACAGGACGACGACGAACGAGGCGGCGATCAATCCGGCGAGGATGAGCAAGCCGAGCATCACGACGCCTTGCGCTGGCCGGCGCCGGTCGCTGCGCCCCAGTAGTACCCCGCCGCGCCGCCGATGATGAGAGAGACGACAGCCGTGGAGATCGCCGCGCGCACGTCGTCGGACCACTGGCTGTAGCCCCAGAGCCCAGAGACACTGCCGACGATCATGTAGGCCAGCGGCAGCAGCAGCGCGAGCGCGGCGAAGCTCGGACTGCGCCAGAATCCGCCCATCTTCTCGACGGCCTGAATGTCGGCCTGGCGCGCGCCGGCAATGCCGCCGCCATCTGCCGGCACAAGCGAGAACCATTCCGCCTGTATCGCCTGCGTCGCGCCCTGCAGCGCTTCGGGATCGGCCTGGATCGACTCGACGGCTTCCTGAATGTTTTTCGCGCCGGTCGCGTCCTGCACGATCTGCGCGACTTGCTGCACGGCGGCGATCTTCTGCTCGGCCTGCTCGCCCTTGGCGCCGAACAATTGCGCGAGCGACGGTATGGCCTGGATCAGCGCCGGCAGGGCGGCGAGCAGGAACGGCGGCATGGCGAAGTCCTTTCGGGGCTGTGGGGCGGTAATCGACCCGGGTGCGGGGGTAGGTGCCGGTGCCGCGGTTTGCGCGCCAGTGGCGTCGATCTGCGCGGTATGGCGCTCGGTCTGGTCGGGGCGCATCGGTGGCGCCACCGGCTCGAGCACACCGCCGGCTGCGGCGTAGGTGGCGAGCGCCTGCGCCAGAGTGCGCGTCGGCTGGCCGTAGGGGCTGCCGGGCAGGCTGGCCCATTCGAGATTGCATTTGCGGATCGCGGCCGGGATGCGGCCGGCGAGCACGTCGTCCAGTGCCTTGCGGCCGGCGATCAGCGCGACCGCACCGGCGTCCTGGTTGGCGGGCGAGAAGTCGGGGAAGGCGTACTGCTTGACCAGACCATCCCAGGTGCGCGAGAGGAACTGATAGGCGCCCGCGGCCGTGCTCGTGTAGCGCCCCGCGGTGATGGTGCGGCGCGGGTGGTCTGCGAACGAATCGAACAGGCTGCCGCCGTAGCAGCGGCGGTAGCCTTCTTCGTCCGTCGTGCCTTCACCCGCGCGGATGACGGCGAGGAACGCGCGCAGGTTCGTGTCGGCGAGCGCGGCGGCGATCCGGGCGGCGTCAATCGTCATGTCGTTGTCTCGTCAGCCGGCCGGTCGTCGTCGCGCCGCCGGCCGAAGAAGAGCGCATGCACCGTGCCGCGCACGCGCACCGCATAGCGCTCTGCGGTCGCCTGATCGATGAAGACCGATTTGTGGCCGTCGTTGCCGATCACCAGCCAGGCCTGGGCTCTGTTCACCTACGGTCTCCTCGTGGTTCGCTCGCCGGTCGTCCCGGCCTGCTCTGCCGCACGTTCTGCCGCGCGGTACTGCGCCTGCCGGCTCTCGACGGCCTGCATGCGGCGCTCGTGGTCGTCAAGGCGCAGGCCGTACTCGACATCCTTCACCGAGCCGTTCTGCACCAGCACGCGCAATTCCTTCACCTCGCCGCTCAGTACGCGGATCGCCTCGGCCTGCGCCTGCTGGCCGATGTAGAGCGTCACCGCCTGCACGATCAAGCCGACGACAACGCCCACCAGCCAGGCGAGCGGGATCTCGCGCGTGATGTGCACCGGCTCGGGGTCGCTCAGGCGGTGATGCGTTTCGATGTTCACCACGCCCCCACCCGCACGCCCGCGTGCTTGCGCATCTGGACCACGCGGCTTTCCGAGACCCCCATCTCCCGCGCCACATCGCACTGGCGCAGGCCGGTGGCGAGCAGCTCGACGCACTCGATCACGCGCGGCGTGCAGCGCCGGTACAGCAGCTCCACCGCGCCGCGCATGCGCAACCGGGCGGACGGGTCAATGTTCGCGGCCGGCAGCGGCGCAATCGTGGTCAACTCGTCCGCCTGCTGCGGCATCTGGCGGCGCGCGGCGCGAACCGAGTCGAGCATCGCGCCCTGCGCGCGGCGCGCGAGATAGCGGCGCGCGTGCTCCGTGTCATCCGGCACGCGGCCGAGGCGGCGCGCGACCAATACGGCGAGCCGGCCTTCCTGCAGGAGATCGTCGCGCGTGTAGCCGACGTACTGCCCGCGCAGGATGCGATTCACGGTGCGCTCGGCCGCCTTCACGACCGCCTCGTCATCTGCAAGCATGGGTCGCGCTCCACAGCGGGCAGCGGCAGTCGGCCGCGCGGATTCCGCACGGACACAGCGTATCGAGTGCGCGGTCGTGCGCGTCGGATGCGCGGCGGCGCAGATGCGCCTCGGCCTCGTCGGCGTAGCGGCGCAGGATCGCAGCCGTCGCGTCCTGCGCGCGGGACTGGGTGGGCGTCATCTGCGGGCGCAGCTCGGGTGCGCGCAGCGTGCGTTGCGGGCGGGTGGCGGTGGCGGGCTGGGCGCGCATGTCAGGAGTGCGGGAACTTCGCCGTCGGAACGACGACATAGGGCGCCGTGTACCGGGCGACGCCCTTCGTGATACGCACCTGATCGATCCAGCCCTTCCAGTGCCCGCGCGAATCGTCTCCGTCGTAATACGCGCCTATCGTCATTGCGCCGGTAGAGTCCATCAGTGATACCCCACTCAGCGCGGTGCTGAGTGTGCTCAGAACGCCGTCCACATATAGGTATAGGTTGGCTCCATGGCGCACGAGTGCGATATGCGTCCATACTCCGGTTGTTAGACCGAGTGCGGCGCCGTAGTAGGCTGTCGACCCGTCGCTTACCAGTCCGTACAGCCCGCTGTCACTGTAGCGATACATCTGCGCCGAATAGAGCGAGCCCCACGCAGTTGCTTGCGACAAACACACTCGCGTAATGTCATGCGCGCTTTCTGGGCGAACCCAAAGCTCCCATGTCGCGTCGCCGGTGCCCATCGCCCAGTCGGCGCTATCGGCGAAGCTGATCCGGTCGTTGCTGCCGTCGAAGTACAGGCTCGATGAGCCGAATTTGAATTGCCCGGTGTCGATCTGTGCGTTACCGCGCCAGGTCGGCGTCTTGCCGCATACGTCAATGTCACTCGGCGTCGATCCGTCCGCGCGGGCCGACGCGTCCACCAGCAGCACGACGCTGGAGAAGAACTGGTCGGTCGTCGGCTCGTCGATGTTGGCGAGCCCGCTCTGCCCGAGCTGCAGGGTCGGGATCATGCGTCGGTGTCCGCGTCGGTGGTGATGTAGAGGCGAATGCCGAGCAGCCGCGCGTCGATCGCCATCGTGTCGCTGCCGTCGCTCGGGTTGCGCGCGACGCGGAAGAACACCATGTCCTGCGCCGCCGGCGAGCCGCCGATCGTGATTGCCGCCGACTCGGGGCCGACGTAGAGGTCGTCCGTCGTGCCGCCGGTGTCGGTGCTCGTGGCCGCGCTTCCGAAAGAGACCGGGATCTGGTCGTCATCCCCCACCGCCAAGCCCTGCAGCTGCCACACGACGCCGAAGTTCGTCGTCGTCGCCGCGTGTGACCAGACGGGCTGGAAAGTCACCGTGCCCTCGTTCCATGACTTCGGCATGCCGATCGCGAACTCGGCGAATTCCTGCGAGGTCGCGTCGAAGTCGAGCGACGCGATGTCCGGCTTGCCGGTCGCCGTGCCGATGCGCGTCAGCGGGGCGCAGCCGTTGGCCACGCGCGGCGCCATCGCACCGGCGGCGATGTAGACAAGGTGTTTGCCAGCCGTGCTGCCGCTGCCCGAGCCGCCGATGCCGCGCATCGTGTAGTAGTTCGTGCCGTCGCTCGCGATCAGGCAGCCCTGCCCCGTCGTCAGCGCCAGGCTGGCCGCGCCGTCGATGGTCGAGGTCGTCGGCGTGATCGTCAGCGTGCCGGCGCCGCGGTTCTGCACCCACATATACCAGCCGGCGCCGAACGCGCCCGTGGCCTGCGGCAGCGTGCCCGCGATCGCGCTGGCGTTGGTGTGCGAGACGAGCTTGCGACGGTCGCCGCTCAGGTACGTGTAGCTCGTGCCGGTCTGCGCGTTGACCTGCACGCCGCTGGGCTCGACGCGGATCGCGCGGTAGTTCGTGCCGTCGCTGAAGAGCAGCGCCGACATGCCGCTGTTGAGCACCATCGTCGACGCGCCGTTGATCGTGCTCGTCGTCGGCGTCAGCGTCACCGCCCCGTCGCCGATGTTCTCGAGCCAGACGAAATAGCCGTCCTCGAAGCCCGTCGAGCCCGCCGCCGCAATGGTCGCCGCGATCGACGACGCATTGCTGAGGGTGACGTGCTTGCCGCGGTCGGTGTCCGCGATCGCGTAGCTCGTGCCCGTCTGCGCGTTGATCTTGAGCGCGCCGCGCACCGTGCCGCTGCCGGTGATCGCCGAGCCGCTGGCCGTCTGCACGCCGCCCGAGGCGTCGACGCTGGTCACCGTGCCGGTGCCGCCCGAGCCCGCCCCGCCATGCACCCCGCTCGGCCCAGCGCGGTGATCCTCGACGACGGTGACCGCGCCGCTCGCGGCCGTGATCTTGTAGACGCGCAGGTAGTTCGCGCTGTCGTTCCAGTTCGTCGTCGCGTTGGTGACGCTGATCGCACCGCTGGCGATCGCGACGACGACGTAGTTGTCGTCGTCGTCGGTCAGCGTGAGCGTGCCGGCGCTGATCGAGAAGCCACCCCAGCGCCCACCGCAGTAGCCCCAGGTCAGGCCGGTCGTGACTGGCTGGCGCAGACCGTAGACGGATTGATGATCGAGCGTCTCGAAGTTCTCGTTCATCTGCACCTCGGGCGAGGCGCTGGCGTTGATCGGTTGCAGGTTCATAGGGTGGCCCGAAGTGCGAAGCCGCGTCCGACGGCGGCGCTGATCTGATGGATGGCGAAGCTCACTGCGGCCTGCGGACTGCCGAAGTCGGCCGTCTGGTCGGCGGCCGGGTAGGCGACGTTCGACGTCGCGCTGGTGAGCGTGCGAACGACGGCGGCAAACGTGTCGTCGGCGTACACGTCGATCGCGTAGGACTCGTTTTCCTCGCCGAGCGGAACGAGGATGCCGGCCGGCCCCGTCATGCGCACTTGCAGCCTGGTGCGGCGCTGCCACGCGAGTGTGATGTCGCCGCCGGCGCGCGTGGCGCGCGCGTCGACGGGGCTCAGTGGCATCTTGCCGACCTCCTGCTCGGCGAAGGTCTGCGGCGTGGCAGCCGACAGCGCCTGGCCGACCGTGACCGGCTTGAAGTAGCGCGTCGCGGCCTGGTCGGCGGCATCGGTCGCCACGCGCACCATGCCATCCGCATAGCGCAGCAGCGCGAACTTGTCGCCCACGATCTGCGTGCCGATGTGTTGCTCGGTGCCGTGCGCGCCGAGCAACAGGCCCGTCAGCCGATAAACGCCCGCGCTCACCAGCGTCGCGTCGCGAAACTGGCCGAACAGCCAGCGGCCATGCGCGCCGATCGCGAAGGCGTTGATGCTGGCATCGTTCAGCAGCGCATTGCGCGTGCTGCTGGCGAGCGTGCCCGCGCCGACGTCGACGACGATCGCATCGCGTTCATTGAACATGCGCCCGCCCGACCATGCACCCGGCACGACGCTGCAGGAGCCAAACACGCCAGACTGGCTGCTGCTCGCAACCGACGCATAGCTGACACCATCAACGCTCTTGAAGAGCGAATAACCGGACCAGGGCTTTGCCGTGTTCGCTCTGCGGGCCACGGCGTAGAAACCGCGCGCGTCGTCGGCGTCGCGCACGAGCGGCGCGTCGATCAGCAGCGCCTCGGTGGCAGATACCGCCTGCAGTTGCAGCGCGCGGGTGTCGCGCTCGGTGGTGATGCCGACCGTCGACAACACCGTCGGGTCGTCGAGCACGACATCGAAGGTGCGCACGCCGTCGGCGTAGTTCTCGCGCTCGGCGCGCACGCGGTAGGCGTTGCCTTCATCGTCGTGCTGCGTCCACACGTCGCACGGCTCGAGCGCCATGTAGGCATCGTCCAGCGCGACCTGGCCGGTGTGCGATGCGACGCGGCCGTCGAGCACCATCGTATCGGCGCGGCCCTTGCGCTCGGCCGGCGTGAAGACGACCGCGGTCGCGTAGCGGCGCAGCTCGACCGACTCGCCGGTCAGGCGGTCGCTGTTCTCGGTGCCGGGTTCGTAGTCGGCGAGCCAGTTCGGGCCGGTCACGGCCACCTGGATCGCCTGCTCCAGATCGTTGCCGCGCTCCAGGCCGGCGAACACCTCGCCTGCCTGGCCGACCCCTGCGCCGGTGTCTGCGGCCGGCACGGTCGCGACGGACGCACCGCCGCGCAGGCGCATGTAGAGCTTGTCGGAGCAGACCGCGCCGAAATAGAACACGTCGGCGAGCTGCGAGACGACCTCGCGCGGGCTGGACGATGCGAGAAAGCCGGTGACGTTGATCGCGGCGAGCGCAGATACGTCAATGTCGCCCGCGCCGAGCGCTCCGGCCTCGCCCGTCCACTCGAGCAGCGCTTCGGCCTGCACAATGTCAGACAATGCAACGCTGGTCGGCGTGAGTCGCGTAGCTGGTGTGCCGAACTGAATTTCATCGTAGGCGCCGCCGGGTTGAACGTCGCTGCCTCCATAGCTGTATTGGTTGTAGAGTTTCAGCTTCTTCGGAGTCCATGTCGTAGGCATCCCAAGAAAATCGACGGTCAGCGTATCTCCGGTGTCTAAGCTCATCATCTGGACTTGGCACGTTCCTGCCCCATCGAGTGTCAGCGTGACTCGATACCAGACCCCGACCGGGAGCGGTCCACCGGTTATCGGTTGCAGCGTCCCTCCAGGACCGAAGGAGATGGAGGCTCGTTGTTTGTCATCGTAATACCATTCACGCGCCATCGTGAAGGCGAAAATGTTGTCGTCCGCTTCATCGAATACTTGCAATAGCGGCCCATCGTCGGTATTGTCATGACTCAATAAAAATGGATCTTCAATTCTGAAATTCCATGACACCTGGGTTATCGGCCCGCCAGTGTCGATATTACGTATTGCAGACGAATCGACAGCGAGTATATGCCCGCCAACAAACTGCATGTAATTGCCCCACGGCCCACCTGGAATGACGCCAAGCAAGCCAGAGACGTTGCTGACGTCCCAATCCGAAGGGTATGTGTCGAAACTCTCCAGGAAGCCGCTTGCTGCTTCTGTGAATGTTTGCGCAAACTCGACTTCTATCAGTGGCGGTTGGCCGCCTGTGCCGAGGTCGAGAGAGGCGAAGCAAAGCGTCGGCCGGTGGCGGTAGGCGCATGCGTCTGCAGTTCCGACGGCGGCCTCGTAGACCGGCCATGGGAGTTGATCGGCGGCACCGTCGTAGAAAGTCACGTCGGCCCAGGCCGGTGTATCGCCGCTCGCCTCGATCGTGCCGTCGTCAGCGTCGCCGCGCTGGCTCGCGCGCAGCTTGCCGTTGATCCAGATCCGCAGCCAGCCCTTCGCGTTCAGCGGCGCCCAGCACAGCCAATCCTGCTCGTAGGTGAAGGTGCGGTTGATCTGGTCCGGGCCGCCCTTGCTGTCAACGGCTTCGTCGTGCGCGACGGGGCGCTTCGCGCTCGACCAGATCGGCGCCACCTTGACGCGATAGCTGCCGTAGATGCGCGGCCAGGTGCTGCCGTAGTCGAACTTGATGGCGCCAAGGTCGTCGAGCAGCGCCTGCGTGTTGCGCGTCGGCCCGTCGATCGCGCCGCCGATCATGCCGCCGACCATGCCGCCGATGGCGGCACCGATCGGGCCGCCGACGAAGGCGCCCGCGACCTGGCCGACGATCGTGAAGCCTGCGCGCGCTGTCATGGCGCAACCTCTGCCATCTCGGGGATGCGGTAGGCGGCGACGAACGCCATCACGCCGTCGAGCCAGAGGCGATGCTCGACGACCTTGCGGTGGCGGTCGTTCTCGGCGTGGATCATGGACAGGCCGCCGTGCCGGTAGTCACCGAGGACGCCGACATGATGCGGCGTCGGGCCGTAGCGGACGACGACGACATCGCCCGCGCGCATCGCGGCGCGATCGACGCGCTGCATGTACTGGTCGCACAGCGGCAGCAGCGAGCCGTCCGGCACGTCGCTGTAGCCGCGAATGTCGAAGCTGCGCGGCCGCAGTCCGCAGAGCCAGGCGGCGACGATCGGCACGCCGATGCAGTCGAGCCCGACGCCGGGCAGCCGGCCCTTGGTGTGGTACGGCGTGCCGATCAGGCTGCGCGCGGCAGCGACGAAGGCGTTCACGCCGATTCTCCATCGGGCAGCGCGGCGAGTTCGTCGCGCGTCGGCTTGTCTTTCTCGCCGCCGAAATTGAGGATGTTGTCGAACTTGTCGCGGCAATCCGCGTCCCATCGCTTGCGGCAGCCGGCGACGATCTCGAACGTGTCGCCCTCGGCGATCTCGAAGACGGCGGCTTCGCTCAGGACGACGATACTGTACTCGTAGGACTTGATCTTGGCGGCCGGCGTGCCGGCGTTCGCGCCGGTGAGCCAGGTGAGCGATCCCTCGCCGTAGTGGTCTGTTTCGGTCTCGATGTCGGAGCCGGTGATCGCGAATTCGTAGGCGCTGGTGACGCTGGCGACTTCACCCTCCGTCGTGTAGGGCGTCAGATCGACGCCGCAGCGCAGATCGCCCAGGCGCCAGCGGCACGCCTCCTGAATGACCCAGGTCGTGTCTTGCTGCAGCGCCTGGCGCAGGTCGCGAAACTCGACCCGGAATTGCCCTTGCTGCGGCGTGAAGTTGCCGAAGCTGCCGCGCTTGACGGGCACGAGGCCGGCGCCGGGGAGCTTCCAGTTGTAGCGGAAGATGTAGACGCGCGCGCCGTCCCACTTGCCGGCGAGGATGTCGGCGCGGGTGAGCACGGCGTCGTCGGCGATCACCGACAACTCGGTGTTGTCCACGCCGAGGCCGGCCGCGCTGACGAGGCCCTGAACGGTGAAGCCCGGCGCAGCCGACAGCAGCGTTGCCTCGCCGTCTACCGTCACGGTCTGGTCCGCGTTGTGCTCGGTGAAGCCGAACACCGTCTCGTCGCGCCGCACGATGCGGATGCCGAAAACGAGCGTGCCGCAGTTCGCGAGGTCGGCGGGGACGGTCTTGCTCACAGCGTGATTTCCTCGACCTTGATCGGGCCCGACATGACGTGCAGGTTCGATGTCGCCACCTCGAGCGACGAGCCGGTCCATTCGTCGTCGGTGAACGTGACGGGAACGTCGAACTCGCCGGCCCACGTCGCCGGCGTGCCGCTCGGCACGGTCGCGATGCCGGTCGCCGTGTCCACCGTCGCCGTGAGCGGTGTCCCGCTGGCGTCGTAGATCACGACCGCGGGCGAAGCGCAGGGCTTCACGATGTCGCGCAGGAACTCGATCGACCCCGCGACGTGCCTGCGCTGCAACTGCCAAGTCGTGCCGCTGATGAGCGTGAGCTTGCTGTTCGTGCGCGTCGCCTGGTAGTCGCGCCAGTCCTTGTAGCGGAAACCCGAATACGGCGTGAACATGACGACGTACCAGAGGTCGAGCACGGTCTGGTAGTCGTCGCGCGAGCGCAGGCCGTGCGAGATGTCGTAGCGGTGAATCGGCCGCGACGCGCTGAAGTTCTGGCTGAGTCGGCCGCTCGCGGTGTAGCGCTTGACGCGCCCCGGCACGGTCGGGCCGCCGGTCGCGCCGTGCGTGATCCTGGCGTCGAGCCGCTGTTCGAAGAAGGACAGTGCGGCCATCAGGAAGTGCCTCGCCCGACTGCGATCGAAATCTGGCGCGCGGCATCACGCGCGAACTGCGCGGAGGTCTGCCGCGTCATGCCGGCCGGCGGCGCAATCGTGATGTTGATGTTCAGCGCCCGGCCGCCGCCGTTGTCGCTGTGCCGCGGGTCGTTCGCGGTCAGCACTTCCTCGCGCCTGCCCTTCGGGCCGCCCATCAGGATCGCCGGGATCTCGCCCGACGCCAGGCCGCTGCGGTGGAAGCGGCGCGCACCGGCGAACGTGCCGGCCGGAACCTCGCGCGTCGAGCCGCCGACGCCGACGATGCCGCCTGAGTGGAAAAACTGGGCGTAATCAACGCCTGCGAAGAGGTCGGCAAATGAGCCGGCCCCCTCGGACACCGCATTCCCGCCGAGCGCAACCGATGCCGCCGCCGCCGCGCTGGTGAGCGCGACGAGCGCAGATGTCGATGACGTGACGGCCACCGTCTGTGCCGTGATCGCCGCCGTCTTCGACGCTTCCGCCGCGTAGCCGCCGGCGCCTTGCACGCCGACGCCGCCCTTGAGCAGATTGCCGAGCAGGTTGTCGCCGGTCGCAATGTCGGTGAACAGGCCTTCGAGCGACTTCTTCAGCGGCTGCGTGACGAGCAGATCGGTGCTGGCCCGCAGCAGGTCTTTGGCGATCGAATCGATCAGCGGCTTGAAGCCCTTGAACTCGATCAGCGCGTCGGCGATGTCGTTCGTGATCGCATCCGCCGTCGACTTCGCGCTGTCGCGCAGGCGGTTCAGCGCCGGGTCGACCGTGTAGAGCGCTTCGGCGTATTGCAATGTCAGGTCGACGGCGCGCTGCTGGAGTTCGGCGTTGCCCTTGTTCGCGTCGGCCAGTTCGCGCGCGAGGCTCGCCTGCTCGGCGAGTTGCGCGAGCGCCTTGGCCCGAATCGCGTAGATGTTGGCCTCGGTGTCGAGCAGGCTTGCGCCGGTCTGTTCCGAGATCAGCAGGTAGGCGCGTTCGGCGCTCGCCTGCGCGTTCGTCAGTTGCGTGTTGCGGCGCTGCAGGTCGGCGTACTCATCCGCGATGCGCAGCAGGCGTTCCTGATTCTGCACTTCGGCGTCGGTGATCCGGCCGCCGGCCGTCTTCGCGAACAACTGCGCATTGGCGATCACGAGGTCGGTGCGAATCTTCGCCGCGCCGGCTTCGTCGCCCTGCATCGCGAGCAGTTGCGCGCGGTATTCGCTGATCCGGTCGCCGAGTTGGCGCAGCGCGTTCGTGCGCTCGACGGCCAGCGCGACCGATTCGCGTTGGCGGTTCAGTTCGGCCTCTTCGGCCGCCGCCTGCGTCTGGTCGATCTTCGTCTGCGTCGTCTTCTTGTCGCTCGGGTCGGTGATCGTCGCCTTGTACTTCTCGAGGATCGCGATCGCGTCGCGGAAACTCGCCGTCTGCGCCTTCGCGTCCTCGTCGGCAGCCGCCTTGCGCTGCGTGTAGTAGTCGTCGAGGCTGATGAGGCTCTGCTGGTACAGGTTCGACAGATACTGATTCTGGAACGAGTAGCCCGCGCGCTCCTTGCGCAGCGTCTCGGCGACGCCGGCGAGCTCGTTGTCGCGCTGCGCCTTCAGTTCCTGCGCGGCTTCGCGCGCGGCGGCCCTTGCGTCGCGGTCGGAACCCTTGTCGGTATAGCGGTCGCGAATCTGCTTCTGGATCGCAGCGCGCGTTGCGTCGCTCGGCAACTCGACGTTCGGGTCGGTGATCTTGCGCGTGCGCAGCGCCTGGTACTGGCGTTCCTCTTCGGCCAGATCGCGGGTGAGGCCGATCTGCGTCTTCGCGCCGCGCTCGGCGGCGCGGTAGTACGCATTCGCGGCGGATGCACGGCGGTCGAGGTCGGCCATCGCTGCCTGCGCGGCGGCGGCGCCGTCCTGCTTTTCCTTGGCTCGGAACAGTTCGCGCTCGCGCTCCTGCAGATTTGCCTCGTTCTTCGCCTTGAACCCGAAGAAGTCGAGCGCATTCGTGGTGGACTGAGATTGCCGAAGGTCGTCCTGAACCTTCTTCAGCTTGTCGTCGATCGTCTCGGTGCGCCCGATGTCGAACGCCGCATCCCAGAAGCTAGCCCACGCATGCGACGTCGACCGCAGCGCGCGTTCGATCAGGCCCAGGTTCGGCTCGACGCCTTTCAGTTGCTCGTTCAACGCATTGAGCGCGACCCCGAACGCCTGCGTCTCGCGGCCCTGATCCTGCAGCGTCTGGATCTGCTGGACCTGCGACGTGGTGAGGAAGTGCAGCGACCGATTCATCGTCGCCGCGCCGGCCGACACGTCGCGCGACAGGGCGGCGAACTCGGAAGCGACGGTCGCGGCGTTCTTGCCGGTCGCCTTCTCGTAGCGGCCAGCGGCTTCGGTTGCCGCCGCGAGTTGCGCCTGGCCGATCTCGCCGGTCGAGATGAGCGCCTGCGCCGTCTCGCGCGCCGACGCGATGCTGACCTGGCCGCCGGCGGCGATCGCCTTGACCATCGAGTTGTACTGGCCCTCGGTGATCCCGGCGTAGTTGCCGGTGAGCACGAGGCTGTCAGCGAACGCCTTGCTCTGCGTGCTGCCCTTGTAGAACGCATAGCCGAGCGTCGCGACCGCCGCCGCCGTGCCGCCGATCAGCAACCGCATCGGCGTCAGCACGGCCTTGATCGCACCGACGAAGTTCTTGACGAACCCGCCGCCCTCGCCAGCATTCGCGCCGCCGAACGCATCGAACACCTGCCCGCCCTGCTGGAGCAGGATCGTGAGCGGCGAGATGCCGGAAGCAGCGGACGCGGCAACGTCGCTGATCGTGTATTGCAGGGTCAGCAGGCGGTTTCGAGTGGCGAAGGCGCTCTTGCCGAGTTGGCCGGTCTGGGCGTCGAGGTCGGCCAGTTTCGCGACCAGCGGTGCGCCGCGTTCGGTCAGGCCGCGCTGGGCCAGTTCCATCGCGACGATCTCTGATCGCGTCTTGCCGATCGCGGCGACGGTGCGTTCGAGCGATGCAATGTAGGCATCATTCGACTTGCTCGTTGCCAGCGATTCGGCGGCGCGCTTGTTCGCGGTCGCGAGCGCGTCGTAGCGCGCGATGGCGCTCGCCGTCGTGTTCGTGAGCCCCTTCTGCGCCGCGTCCTGACGCAATATCTCGGTCGTCGTCTTGCCGAGTTCCGCCGCCTTGCGCTCTTCGGCGCCGATCAGTTGATAGATGCTCGCGATGAACTCGCGATTCCCGGCCGCCTGCGCAAGTTGTGCCGCCTGCTGCGGGCTGACGCCGGCGCGTTCGGCGTCGAGTTGGCGCTGCGCTTCCTTCGTCCGAAAGAGCGCCGCGCCCTCTTCGGTGATCTTCGCGATGTAAGCGGTCTTGGTCTCGTAGGCGGCCTGCTGCGATGCGCGCGCGCGATCGGTGGCTGCCGCGACTGCCGCGACGACCGTCGCCTCACGTTCCTGCGCCGCGATGACCTGATTGATCGCCGCCTGTTCCGCGACCTTGAACGCGAGGAACACACGCGACTGCGCTTCGGCGAAGGCGCTCGAAGAGCCTGCGCTTGCGGAGATTGCGCCGCGCGCCGCACTGGCGCTTTCCAGTTTTGCTGACGCGCGTGCGGCGATTGCATCTTCTGCCGCGCGAACCGCCTTCAGCTTGTCGGCTAGAACATCGAGGCTCGCACCGGCGCGTTTCGCGTTGGCCTCGAGTCTGTCGGCGATGGACCCGTTGGTCGTGAGAGACGCCAACGCACGATCCGCCTGCGCCGAAATGCTGCGCGTCGCCGCCGCGATCTGCTTTGCCGACTTGCCGGCCGCGCCGCCCATCTTGTCGAGCGACGCCGACGCCTTGTTGCCGACGTATTCCGCAGTCGTGCCGATGGACGCGATCGACTTGTTCGCCTGGTCGATCCCGGATTTCATGCCGTCGGCATCGACGGACATGCTTATCTGGGCGCCAAGGTCTTTATCGCTCATCGCTCAATCCTTGTTGATGTACTTGAGGGCCGCGGATTCCATGATCTGAATGCCATCGAACACTTCGGGCCGGTCGCCGCGGCGCACGCCAAGCATCGCCATGACGCCGTGCTTGCCGAGCAGGCAGCCGTAGTCGAGCCCGATCGGGCCGGACGCGCCCATGCGCCACTGCGTCGTCATCGCCATGTAGACCTCAAGCGTCTGCCAGTTGTCCGGGAAGACTTCAACGGGCGGGCCGCTGGCCTCTTCCACCGTCAGCCCCCAGGTCGCGGCTTCGCTTTCCGAAGGGGCTGGGGTATGGACGGCGACCGCGGCCCGCTTCAGTTTTTTGCGCGGGCCTTGGTGAGCTCTTCGAGATACTTGTTGAAGATCGCGTCGGTCGCCTGGATGTAGTTCAGCACCAGCAGGTCGAGCGATGCGCGCTCGAACGGGTCGGTCAAGTCCCATCCGGCGCACATCTCTTCGATCAGTTCCGCGTCCGACATCTTCGAATCGGCATCGCTGACCCTGGCGAGGAAGGCCTTCATCTCTTCCCGGTCGCGGTACTTGAAGGTGAAGACCACCTTCGACAGCCCGTCGCCGGGAACGGGGATCTCCACCGGCGCCGTGAAGGTCGGCGCCGGCTGCAGTTTGAATTTCGCCATGGGGTGTCAGCGATCAGCTCGCGTAGCGGACGACTTCGGCCAACTGCGAGAGCGTGACCTGGCAGGCCATGAGCTCGTTCACCGTCAGCGAGGGGGTCTTGTTGAGCGAGACGAAGCAGTTGTAGAGCAGCACGCTGCCCCCCGGCAGGGTGATGCGGATTGCCCGCTTCAGGCGGTCGTCGTTCGCTTGGGAAGCGAGGATGTAGCCGGCCAGCGTCGGGTCGTCGGCGATGCTCAGGGTCAGGCTCGACGCGTTCTTGAACGTCGGGATCTGCTTCTGGGCGTCGTCTTCAAGGAACTGGTATTGCAGGAACTGCTGCTCGCCGCCGGACGAGGTCGACGTGAGAACCTGCTGCAACTGCGTCCACGAAAGAACTTCGCGCACCGTGCCGAAACCGCCTGACGCGGGATAGGCGATGGTGTCGCTCGTGTTGATGCCCTCGAACTCGACGTCGGCGTCGCTGTTGACGGCGGCGCGAACGATCTTGTTGTTGAGCTTGGACCAGCCGGAGTTGACCTCGATGATGTCGCCATCGACGACGCTGTGGCCGGCTTCGAGGGTTGCGATCGCCGGATCGGCGTTGGAAAGCGCGCTCATCGTCTTCAGCGCGCCATAGCTGGCGGCGATTTCGATGGTTGCACCGTTAGGGACTTGGACGCTCATGATGAACCTTTCAGGGGACGTGAAAAAAGCCCGCGCGGTGGCGGGCGGAAACGAAAAAGCCAGCGCGAAGGCTGGCTCTGTGTGACTCGGAAATTACGTGGTGCCGTCCATCAGGACTTGACGCCTTTCAGCGCTGTTCGGCGGCCCGCATCACCTTGACCTGATGCCCTGCGGTGCACAGGTGGAGGAGACCACGCGCGGTGGATGAGGCCGCGCGACGCGATCAGGCTTCGCGCATGAATCAGGGTTGCGGGTCGGGTTCCGGTGCGTCCGGCACGAGGTCGTCGACCGCCTTCACGCGCGCCACGACGGCGGCGAGGGCGGTTTCGACTTCGGGCGACACGGTGCCGGCTTCGATCGTGTCCTTCAGCGTCTGCACTTCGGCGAGCAGCGCGGTCGTTTCGGTGCCGATCTTCTCGACGGCCGCGTTCACGGTGTCGAGCGCTTCGACGAGTTCGGTTTGATTCATGGCAATGATCCTTTTCAGGTGGGTGAGGGAACGTAGAACCGGCTTCAGGAACCAGTCGCGAACGGAGATCATGAGTACCAAACGCTGAAGTCCTGCCGCGTGCCATAGAGCCCGAGATCGCTGTTCGACGTGACCGACAGCGCGCCGATCACGTAGGCCTTCAGCGCGGAGACCATCAGCGCGTCTTCCGCGTCGCGCGCCAGTTGGTTCGCGGCGAGCCGCGTGCTCGCCCAGCAGTTGATCTGGATGCGCGCGTTGCGCTTGCCGATCACGCCGGATTCGAGGAAATTGATCGCCCGGCCGCCGGCCTGCGTGTAGGCGATGTAGGGCGTGGCGACGCCGAGCTTCGCGAAGTCCGGGTAGACGCGACTGCCGACCAGCGGGGCGAGCACGTCGAACAGGTCGGACTCGAGGCTCATCCGATGACCTTCTTCATGTCTTCGATCCAGCGCGCATTCGCGGCGCCGATCGCGTCCTTGCGCTTGGCGTCTGCCGCAGGCCGCAGGAACGGGATCGGGCCGACGACCTTCGGGCCATCGTCAAGCAGGGCCTTCGACGTGTACCAAAAGCCATCCGACCCGAGATAGACCTTGCGCGTCTGGATGTGTCCGAACTCGACCATGAAACCGTAGGGCACTTCCTGATGGTTCCATGCGATGTGATATGTCGCCTTCGACTTGCTGCTGTTGTCGCGCGAGAAGACCTGGTAGATCGCTTTCTTCAGGTCGCCCGGCTCGAACGGGTAGATCGTGCGCGCGCCGTCCTTGCTCGCGCGGCCGTAGAAGAAGTGCGGCGCCTTCGATTCGGGCGCGCGCGCCTTCGCTTCGTCGTAGAACACCTGGGCGCCCGCTTGCGCCGCGGGGCGCGTGGCGAGTTCGCCCTGCTCCCAGATGTCGTTCAGCTTGCGCTTGAGGCGATGCGTGTCAACCACGATCTTGACCGTCTTAGCCACGGTAGTTCTCGCAAACGAGGTCCACCTTGTCGCCTTCGTCTTCGGCCGGCAGCACGGCCTTGATCTGGTAGACCCGCGCGCCATGGACGACGCGCATGTCGGCCGTGATGTCTTCGCGCCAACGCACGCGGATGCTGGTGCGAACGGTCGATGCTTCCTGATCGGCGCGGATCGCTTCGGCGCCGCTACGGTTCCTGATGTTGGCCCACATGCTCGCGAGTTCGACCCACTCGTCAACGGGCTGGCCCGCTTCGTCCTGCACGCCGGTCAGGTACTCGACGCGGACGAAACTGTTTAGCGTGCCGGCGCGCATCAGGCCATCCCGAGACGAACGCGCACCTGGTCGAGGAAGTTCTTTGCGCCGGTCGGTATCTCGTGCATCAGCACCGGCGACGTGTCCTCGCGATTCACGTCCAAATGCCCGAGCGTCAGCAGCATCGCGGCGAGCACGGTGTAGGGCATCGTCGTCTTGCCATCCGAATCGGCAGTGAAGCCGGCGACGTAGACGACGCGCACCGAGTTGATCGAATCCAGTGCGGTCGGCCAAGCCGTGCCGTAGGCCGGCATCAGCCGCGGCGGCGTGGCGAACGGGTCGAGTTCGTAGTCCTCTTCGGCCATCTCGGTTGACGTGCCTTCGCCGTCGATGAAGGTCACGTTGACGACCGACACGACCGGGCCGAACGGCAACGGGATACCGCCGAGCGGGAAACCGTTGGTCGCCAGTTCGAGCGTCTTCAGGCCGATCGACAGGCCCGAGTAGCCCTCGCACCACTCACGCGCCGCCGGGATGCCGATCTGTTCGAGCCAGGGGTCGAACGGACTGCCGTCGCTGTCGGCGACGATCTTCAGGTGCAGGCGGGCCTGTTCGAGCGTGACGGGTTCGGTCTCGACGCCATCGACCACGCGCACGCCGTAGGTCTTCATCGCGTCGGCCTGAGCGGCGGTGAGCGTGGACAGATCCATTGGCGGCTACTTCGTCTTCTTCTTGGCCGCCGCCTTCTTGGCTGGCGGCGTGCGCTTCATCGGTGGCGATTTCGTCTTCATGGCGTGCCTTTCAGGCGGTTGGGAATGCCCAGCGGTTGCGCTTGAATGCGTAGCTGCGGATCGAATCGCGTCCGGCGTCGGTCTCTGCGGTGTTCGATTCGAGAAGGGTGAAGCCGTGCAGACTCATCCAGTAGGAGAAGCCGGCGTGCGTGAAGTAGTACAGGTGCTCGCCCGGCCGGTAGTGCTTCGAGTCGCGGATCTTGTGGAGGTCGTCGAAGACCGGGATGCTCGCGAAGACAAAGCCGTGCAGCGGCACGAGGTCGAGGTAGATGGCCGGCGTCGGCAGATGTTCGATCACGTCCCACAGCGTGTAGGCGACAAAGCCGGCGGGGTCGATCGCGCACAACTTGCGCGCCATCAGCCAATCCCACGCGCGCGGGTTGATGTCGTAGCCGAGCGTGTCGGGCCGCGCCGCGACGAACGCGCCCGAGCCGACGCCGATGTCGCACACGCGGCCCGCGTAGTGCCGCGCGACGAGCGCGATCCGCGCGGCGTTGATCGCTTCGCCGATCTCGCTGCCTTCGTAACCGGCGCACTTGTCGAAGTAGTCGGCGCCGTAGGAAACGGTCGGCGTCATGTCCTTCTGGTACGCGACGCCGACCAGCGCGAGCATCAGGTCGTCGTCGTACTCGGCAGGGAAGCCGTCGATGAAGCGGTCCATGTCAGGCCTTGAAACCGACGCACGCGAACGACCACGCCAGGTCGCGCTCGCTGTGGATGACGTTGACGAAGCCGAGGTCGCGCAGGATCTGCGCCATGTCTTCGGGCCGCCACGAGTGCCTGTGTTTGCGGCAGTTTTGGGGAAGCCAGTAGCGCTGCGCGGGATGCGGCAGGTAGAGAAACAGCACGCCGCCCTTCGTCAGCCGCGTCTTCCAGTGCTCTAACGCTGCGATCGGATCGTCCAGATGTTCGAGGCAGTGGCTCGAAAAGATGTAGTCGTACCATTCCGGCGGCAGCGCCATCGCGTCGCCGCCGCTCCTGATCTCGACCGACCGCGCGCCGGGCAGCGGCCAAGGGCCGGAACCGACGTCGAGACCGTCGCCCTTGCAGAACTGCAGCGCCATCGGCGCGATGAACTGGCAAGCATTGCCGTGCTTCAGGGCTTCGGGGTAGAGCGCGCCCTGGTATTCGAAGATCACGGCGCCGTCCACAGGCAGAAGATGTCGTTGAACTGAAGCTGCTCGCGCGGCAGCGTCTCCAGAAACTCGTAGACGTGATTCGACGCGTGCTCCTTGAAGCCGCGCGTGCGGTTGTCGTCGGCGTCGTGGAACAGCACGCGGCCGCAGCGCTTGACGAGGTTGAAGTCGTCGCGCACGGTCTGGTCGTGCGCGCCGTCGACGAACGCGAAGTCGAATTCGAGTTCATCGACGACCGCTCTCTTCTCGGCGTCGTTCTCGACGAGGATCAGTTCGACGTTCGTCACGCCCATCGTGCGCCAGAACGCATGCCGGTCGAACGAGCGGTCGGTGTTCTCCAGCCGCCCGCGCTTCAGGTCGATCGTGATGACGCGATCGACGTACTGCGCCATCGCAGCGGCCGACACGCCCTTGTAGGTGCCAATCTCGAGCACGGTGCGAATGCCCTTGTCTTTCAGCGCCCACTCGAACACGCCGGCGCCGCCGCGGATGTAGAGCGCGCTGCGGCGCAGGACGCCCGCGCCGTAGAGCGAGACGGCGCGTGCATGAATCTCGTCACTCGTCATGAACGGACCTCTCAGGAATGCAATGCACGCGTCAGCATGCGGTCGAAAGTGAGCCGGTCGGCGTGCGCCTTGACCCAGGCGCGCTCGCGTGCGTGCGAATGGCCGATCGGGTCGCTCGGGTCGCCCGGCCGCCAGCGCTCGTCGACGTTGTGGATCCGGCTCTGAAAAAAATCGAACCCGGTCATGTAGACGCTCGCCGGTTCGTGCGCCATGATTTCCAGCAGCGCCGCAAATCCGGTCGTCGGCACGTGCCGGTCGAGCAGGTGGAACCATTCGCGAAACTGCTCCAGCGTCGGCACGAACGTGTCGCAGAACCAGAAGTCCCTGCGCGTGCGGTAGATGTAGGAGAAGTCCACGCCATGCGGGCGCCCTCGACGGCGGTGCCACTCTGACTCCATGAACTTCGCGTCTGGGCACTTGCAAACGCACAGAGTCACACCATCGCGCTTCAGGTCGGATGCCGTCTTGCGAATCGACGTGCCGTAGAAGCTGAAGTGCACGTCGCAGCGGTAGCCTTGTTCCCGGCCGACCTTGTAATTGTTTACCCTGGCCACGACCTCATGCGAATCGACGAAACCGGGCGCGTTGCCGACGACACCCGGGCCGCTGCCGACAAGCGCCACTTGTTTCCCGTGAAACATCTTGCGCACCGCTTCACGATCGCAGAAATGATTCGACTGCTGCATCAATGTCATCGTCCGCCCCATCGTTCACCGAGACCACGAGGTCGTTGCGGTGCACCACCTTGGCCGGCGTGATCTGCCGCACGTAGGGCGTCTGCGACTTCAGCCCCCTGCGCGACCAGACAAGCAGCGCCCTCTTCTCAAGCGATTCGCACAGCGGCAGCATGAAGCTCACGTAGCCGATCGCGCCGAACGATACCGATGCCACGTCGAGCAGCTGCGCGACGGTCGTTTCGTTCGCAAGATCGACGTCGATGCCGGTGAACCTGAACAGCGGTCGACCGGCGCCGACCTGCACCAGCAGCGCCCGGCCCCGCAGCGCGTCGATCGCCGACTGGATGCGGCTGCAGTCCGGCAGCAACTCGGCGCCGAAGCCGTCCGTGCGGCCCATCGGGTTGCGAGGCAGTTGAACGAGCACGATCGGCCTGCCGTGGGAAATCAGACGCTCGGCGAGCGCGCTATCTTCGACCTTCCAATCCAACTTCAACTCGACCGGCACGCGAATACCGGCCTGGATGCAGCAATCCTCGAACTGTCCGGTCGGGTAGCCCTTGCGCATGCTGTAGTGCGCGACGATCTGGACGCCTTGCCGGGTGAACGGGATGCACTCGATGCCGATCGGCCTGAAAACGTCCGGCCAGGCGGTCGCCGCACGGATCGCCTGCCCTTGCCTGACGAGATGCCGCGCGACCGCCTGCACGTAGAGCGCGTCGCCGAGGCCCATGCCGCCGCGGATCGTCTTCACAGCGCCGATGCCAACTCCACCCGATCGAAACACGTCAGCGCCGTCTCGCGGCTTGCGTTCAACACCGTCACACCCTTGGCGCGCGCTTCGGCCGCCACCGCCTTGAACACCGCCGGCCAGCCGTCGATCGTCTTCGCGTTGCTCAATTCCTTCGGGTGATCGCCATGCCAGTGCGTGCGCCCGCCGGTGCGCTGGCAGTCGTAGCCGAGCAGCACGACCTTGCTTGCACGGCCGCAGATCGCAAGCGAGACCGCGCACGCGCCGGATGTCTGGAACGGCGTGAACCATGTCGCGCCGCACAATGTCACGACGCCGGGCACCGAATGGGCGACCGTCAACATCTGGCCCGCAAACACCCGCCTCGCTTCCTCGAAATGCACCCGCCACCATTTCGGGTCGAACGCGAACAGCACGTCGGCCCAGGGGCACATGCGAAACGTCGTGTTCGTCACGACCACCGGATGCCCGCTCGCGCGAACGAACTCGCAATCCTCTTGCGTCAGGCTGGGCCCGCTGCCGATGCAGACGACGGTGCGGCCGAACCAGTCGGGGCGGATCGCGCGGTTCAGAACTTCCGCCCGTCCTGGTTCTGCTGCGTCAGGTCTTTGCCGGGCTTGCCCTCCTTGCCGCGCAGCGACGCCAACCATTCGGTTTCGGTGCCGGCAAACCCGTTGCGCCGGGCGACCCAGTAGGCATCGGCGCCGTCGCGGCCGGACTTGACGGCCAGGCGCCAATCGTCGCCCGCTTCAGGCTTGGCCGTCGTGTCGCGCCGGGCGATCCAGAAGTGCCGGCCCCAGGTCACACCATCGCCGCGCTTGTACGCTTCGCCTTCGCGGTAGACCTCGCGGTCGACGACGGCCGGGATCGCGAAGCTGCGCTCGAACACCTTGCCGCTGAGCATTTCGCGCCGAACGGTGAACGTGCGCTCGTCGGCCTGGGTGACGTCGTAGGCCGTCTCGCCGTCGATGAAGACGACCCAGCCGGCCTTCTCGAAGTCGCCATCGGCCAGCGGCTCCGTCGTGCGGATGGATCGGACGACCCCGCCGCGAAGGTGCGCGTAGGTCGCGCGCGGGTAGCTGCGCGTCTCGTCGATCGCGGGCAGGATGTCGATCTGCAGCGCGTCGCGGCCGGGCTCGCCCTTGGCATCGCGGCCATCGCGGCCATCGCGGCCGTCTTCGCCCTTCTCGCCGCGCAGCCCATCGGCCGGGCGCGGGATCGCGTCGACCATCTTCTGCAGCTCGGCGCGCACGAACTCGGGGTCGATGTTCTCGCCGTCCTTGCCCGGTTCGCCCTTTTGCACCGGAACCTCGGAGACCGCTTTCGCGACCATCTCGGCGAGCATCGTCCGCACGTCGTCGAGACTGACGCTCGTTCCGTCCTTGCCGTCCTTGCCGGCCGGCGCCGGCGGCAGCGCCTGAACCGCCTTGCTTGCCGCGTCGGCAATCTGCTCTGACAACTCGACCATGTCCACCGACTTGCCGTCGATGCCGTCGCGCGGCTTGTCCCACGTCGCCAGCACGCGCGCGACTTCGGCGTCGATCGCGGCCTTGACCGCATCGGGATCGGCGTCTTTCCCGTCGCGCCCGTCCTTCGGCGCGGGAATGGCCTCGAGCGCTTGAGTGACCTTGCCGAGCACCACTTCGGCGATCGCATCGGCATCGGCGTCCTTGCCATCGGCCGGCTTTGGCAGCGCGGCGATGGCTTTCTCGACGGCGCGTTCGATGTCCGCGGGGTCGGCGTCCTTGCCGTCACGCCCGGCAGGGATCTCGCTCAGACGCCGCTCGATCGGGTCGATCGCCTGCTTCGAAAAGCGCGCGAAGGCCGCATCGACATAGCCCTTGACGGCCAGGAAGACCGAATCGGCAAAGGCCTGGTTGGCTCCCTTCATGCGTGATCCTGACAAAACAATGCCCGCTCGCGGCTGGCTGGTTGAAGGCTTGGCGCTCGGGTCATGGCGTGAGCGTCACGTCGCTGCGCACGCTGCCGGTCATCTCTGCCGCGACGGCGACGCCGCTCTCGTCGATGTGATCGAATTCGACGTGCGCGTTGCCGCCGCCGAGGTTCGTGATGTGCGTCTTGCCGGCGGCAACCGCCGCAAGAATCCTGAGAATGTCGGCCATCGTGTACGTCCCGTCGATCGCGCCCGTCAAGGCCAGCAGCATCGTGTTGTTCTCGACCAGATTCTGCTCGGCCGTCTTGCCGTTCGACAGCTCCCAGGCCCAGATTTCGGCGGCGCTCGCACCGGTACCGCCGCCGGCGCCGGTGATCGCGAACCGGCACGACAGATCGGCGGAACCTGACGCGGCAATCTGGAACGCGCTCGGCAGGTCGCTGAACGCCGAACCCTGCAGCGCAAAGGTGCTCGCGAGGTCGGCCCACGCGGTCGCGGAAATCGCGAATGACAACGCGGCGTCGGCCGTGCCGGTGGCGGCGATCGCGAACGCGAGCGATGCATCGGTCGTGCCCGCGCCAACAATGGAATATGAACACGACAGATCGGCAAAGCCGACGCCGGCCGCCGCATCAATCGAGAACGCGCAGGACAGGTCTGCCGTGCCGGCGCCACGAACCGAGAACGCGCCGCTGAAATCGGCGGTCGCGGTCGCGGCGATGGCGAAGACGCAGGCCTGATCTGTGGTGCCAGCGCCGAGGACCGAGAACTGCGGCGCGAGGTCGGAGGTTCCCGTTGCGGCAATCGCAAAGACACACGCCTGATCGACGGTGCCAGAGTTGCGGATCGAGAACGACGGCGCGAGGTCTGCAGTGGCAGTCGCAGCGAGCGCGAAAGATGGCGCAAGGTCTGCGCTGCCTGCACCCGCAATCGCGAACGCGCCAGCGAGGTCGGCGGTGCCGCTGCTGACAGCGGCTTCGATCGAGAACGCGCACGACAGATCGGCCGTTGCCGTGCCGCGCACAGAGAATGCGCCGGCCAGATCTGCATCGGCCGTGGCCGCAAGTGCGAAACTGCACGCGAGGTCGGCGGTGCCGGCGCTCGCCGGCTCGGCCCACCCCGGCTTGATTTCCGCCCTGTCGGTGGCGGTGTTGTACGCCGGGACGAACCGGGCGAGCTTGGTCATTTAGGCGACCTCGGACCAGCCAAAGACGCCGGGCTCCCACACGTTGTTCGCGTAGTTGCTGACCCACGTCTTGCCGTTGTGTTTGACCTTTGCGCCGAGCGGGTAGGCATCGCCGCTCCCTGTCGGCTGCACCCACTCCAGCACGGGGGCGTCCTCGCCGGGCGCGACCAGCGCCGTGCGTCGCCACCCGGAGACACCGGGCTCCCACACGTTGGCCTCGACCAGCGACGCCCACAGGTCTGCGTTGTGCTTCACGATGGCACCGATGACGTAGGAGTCGTGGGCGCCTGTCGGCTGCAACCACTCTGGTATGTCGGTCGTCGCGTCAGCCCAACCGGATACTCCCGGCTCCCACACGTTGCCTGCGACGCGCGAGCGCCAGCGGGTGCCCTTGTGCGCGACGATGGCCCCGAGCGCGTAGGCGTCCTGAGCGCCGGTCGGCTGCACCCACGCGGCGGCGAAATCCGCGACTTCCAGATCGTCCGGGTAGTACACCCAGCCGTGAGGCGGCGTGTTGCCCCCCACATAATCTGCAACGAGCAGGGTGTACTCGGGTGTCGCCACAAATGTGTGGGCAACGACGACCTCGCCGTTGTGGGTTTTGACGAGTCTTCCCATATCGTTACCCCGTGACCGTCCAGCCCTTCGCCGTGGCGATGGACGGGGTATCTGTCGCTGTGCCGTAGTTCCCGGTCACAGTGATCGTCTTGCCGACGACCGTTGCCAGCCCGGTATAAATGTCGTCCAGGGCGGGTCCACTCAGCTTGCATCCGCTGTAACTGACAGCTTGTGACACTCCAATCACGCGGGCGGATTGCAGTGACGTGCAGCTATTGAACATGGACGAGAAGGTCGTGCCCGAGGACGTGTCCAGCAACGGGACGGATTGCAGCGACGCGCAGCTATTGAACATGTACGAGAAGTTCGTGCCCGAGGACGTGTCCAGCAACGGGACGGATTGCAGCGACGTGCAGCTATTGAACATGTACGAGAAGTTCGTGCCCGAGGACGTGTCCAGCAACGGGACGGATTGCAGCGACGCGCAGCCCGAGAACATGGACGAGAAGGTCGTGCCCGAGGACGTGTCCAGCAACGGGACGGATTGCAGTGACGCGCAGCTATTGAACATGTACGAGAAGTTCGTGCCCGAGGACGTGTCCAGCAACGGGACGGATTGCAGCGACTTGCAACCGGCGAACATGTACGAGAAACTAGACACCGCGCACGCTACGAGTGACACCATGGCGAGCCTCGGTACTGAGATATCAGTCGTGGCAAGCCCTGGGGTTTGAACCCCAACGCGCAGATCAGTCAGATACTGCGCGCTGACACCGACCTCGATCCAATTGACACCAACGTTCGTCACCAGGCCGGATTGGGAGTGCTTGATGTGCAGGTTGAGCGCCGTGAGATTCGATCCATTCGGCGTAACCGTAACCACAACCTGCCGATACTGCGGGACATAGACGCTGCCGCTGCCGTCGCCTGTCAACGCGAGCGCAGACCCGCCGACCGTGGCCGAGAGCTGAAAGGCGTCCGTCGTGCGGTTGACGACGTAGTAGCGCGTGTAGGTCGAAATTCCGGTCGTCGTCGTGATCGACGAGCACGCAAGCGCCTGGCCATTCCTGAAGCCATGAGCGGTGCGGTTTACGGTGTCCCCGGAGTCGGTGAACGTGACGGCAACCGCGTCCGCGATGCCAACGTCTGACGTTGCGGCGGCATCCGCATAGGCGATGTTCTTCTCACTCGTGACCCCGGAACTGACGTTCGACGGCGAACTGCCGTCGCCCCAGTCAATGGTGTAGTTGCCCGCCGCCGACAACGCGACGAAGTTGTCCTCCGGGAACACGGCGAGCAGCCCCGCGAAAATCTGCCCGGTGAGTGCCGGCAGCGTCAACCACGCTGCCGGGCGCACCCACGACGACACCGGCGACAGCACGGTGCCCCCCGTGACCGTGCCGACTTGCACGCGCGACGCGAAGACGGGTGAATCCTTGTAGTCGCTGCCGTCCGCTTTGTAGAGGATCAGGAATCCAAAGTCGCCCACGCTCAACCCGCTGACCTGTTCGATGTCGAGCGTGAGCACGCCACCCGCCGAGGTGCTGGCGACACCGCTGGTACCGACGATCCGCCCGAGGTCCGGGGGCTCGTCGGAGTCGAACCACATGACAGCGATGTCGGTTCCGCTCGCATAGACGTTGCCGTCTGCGTCGTACAGGGTCAGTTCAACGCCGCGTGACATCTTTTGCTACTCCTCGGGCCAATGCGGGCTACGGGATGTAGTCGTACTTCACGCGCAGGGTGAACCCTTCGCTCGCGTCGGCCGCGGCCGCAGCGTCCACCGTGCGGCGAATCCAGACCGGGTATTTGTCGCCCGTGTCGAGGTCGCCGAGCGAGAGCCCCGCGCCTTCGCTCGAAGGCTCGCTGAAGCTCTCACCGCTCGGGGCCGTGCTCTCGTTCGCGGGCGTCTCCGCGGTGCCGTTCAGCCCTTCGCCGCCGAGCGCAATCGCGATCTGGTTGTCGCTGTTCGGCGTGTTGCTCTGGATCCAGATCTTCGCGCTGAGTGCCTTCGTCGCGCCGGTGTTCGTGACGTAGATGCAGCGATAGTTGATGTCGCCGGCCAGCGCCTCGGCGCTGCTCACGATGTCGAACAGGCCGTTCAGCGCAGTGCTGACGGCTTCGCTCGACATCGCGCCGCCGAGCGATGCGTTGGCGTCGGTGTTGCTTGCGCCGCCGGAGAGGCGGTATTCGATGGTGACTGCCATGGTTGATTCCTGATTTCAGTAGGGTTGGCGGCTACCAGCCCGCCGGGAAATACGAATTGACGGCGACCGCCACGCCACCGCCGCCGCCGCCAGAACGACCGCGCGGGCCGCGAAGATCGACCCACTCACCCCAGCGATGGCCGGGCTGTTCGAACCGCAGCTTGGCGCCGTCCCATTCGTGTTCGGGGATCGGGCCGACATCGCCCTGCGCGCCGCGGTCACCTTTCGGGCCCTGTTCTCCACGCTCACCTTTCGGGCCGCGCGGACCACGTGGTCCGGGGTCGCCATCCTTGCCATCGACGCCCGGGGTTCCCTTGGCGCCGGGCTCGCCACGCGCTCCATCCGGCCCGCGATCGCCGGCATCGCCCTTCTCGCCCCGAAGGCCTTGAATGCCGCGATCGCCTTGCGGCCCGCGGTCTCCCTGGATGCCCTTCTCGCCTCGCGGCCCGGGTTCGCCAATGCCGGGTGGCCCAGGCTCACCATCGCGCCCGTCGCGCCCATCCTTCGCCTTGCGCCGTGCCTCTCGTTCGAGGCCGGCGATCCGCTCAAGCGCCTGCTTCAGTTCCGACATGGGCCGTCTCGAGCGTGAAGCGTGCGATCAGCGCGTCGGCGAGTTCCTTGGCTTCGATCTCGGCTTCCACTTCGGCCTTGGCGATGCGTGCGGATTCGACCAGCGCGCGCATCGTCGCGATCGCCTCATCGAATGCCTTTGGCTGCTCTTGCACCGGAGGCTTAGAGTTCGAGGTCGCGAACGGATCGTCGCGCGCATCGCGCTTGGCAAGCGCGGCGAGCGAGAACTGCTGCTGCTGCAGGTAAACGGTGTCGCCGCCTTCGAGCGGTTCGCGGTCAAGCATCGCGCGGCCATCGTTCGGCGTGAGGGCGCCACCCTGGATGCCCTTGGAGACGACCTCCATTTGCGTGAGCGAGTCCATCCGCAGCAGGGCGCCGATGTCGAGCTCGATGCCGAGCATGCGGCCCTCGATCATCCCGAGCCCGAGCCCGTAGTCGAGGTGCGCTTCCATGCTCTCGATCAGCGTCTGCAGGCACTGCGAGAAATACTGCTGGTTGACGGCCTGGATGTTGGCGTAGGGCGGCGTAGGGCCGGCGCCGACCATGTAGGCCGGGACGTGGAATGTCGAACACACCACTTCCGCGGTCATCTTCAACTGCTCGACCATCTGCGCATCTTCGGCGTTGACGGCGAGCGGCTGGTACTTCAGGTCGTTGCCGAGCACCGCGACGCGGCCGACGTTCGCGCCGCCGTAGTTCTCTTCCCAGCGCTGCTTGTAGGCCTTGGCGGTCGCGTCTGGGATCTGCCCGGGCGAAGTCAGGATGCCGCTCGGCCGGCTCTGGTTGCCGAAGAACGTCGCGCTGTCTTCCTGGATCCGCAGGCCCTGCGTCGCAGCCAGCCCGCAGGCGTAGATCGGCGAGATGCCGACGAGCGGGTGGAACAGCGCCACCATCGTGTCGTGGATGATCTCGCTGGCCGGGATGGCAACAGAATCTTCGGCACTGACCTGCGCCAGATCGTCCTGCTGCAACTGGTAGTAGATGGCGCCATCGGGCGCGACGAGCGGCGTGACGCGGTACGGATTCAGCACGTGCATCTCGACGACGACACGGCGACCGTCGCGCACGAGAAGCACGTAGGTGTTGCCGTGCGCGAGCTTGGAGATGATCCACTGCTCGGCGAACTTCTGCCACGTCTGGTAGCGGTTCGGCCGGCGCAGCACGGGCGAAAACGCGGCGTTGGTGATTTCCTTCCAGATACCGCTCGCCTGCTGTTCCATCAACTTCGGGCGCAGCTTGCCGACGTCGCCGGCGATGAGCGTCATGCATGAGTTGACCGCCCAGTAGGCGAGCACCAGATCACGCCGGACTTCGACATGCTGCTGCCACGCGCCGGTGAACGACTCGCGCACGATCGGCCACCAGCCGCCATTGCCGCTGCCGCCGATGCTCGAGAATGCCTGCGAGACGCCCTTCGCTACGGCGCGAAGGCGCGACATCGGGCGATTGAAGAGGCGCATCAGTTGGCCTGCATGTCGCGGCGCTTGTAGGGCCGCTTGGTCTTGTGGGCGGGTTCTTCGGCGACTTCGACCGTCGTCTGGTACGTCGCCGCTTTCTCGACGACGGGTTCAGGCAGTTCGGGTTCGGGTTCGGCGACCGGCGCGACGGATTCCTTCGGGGGTGCCACGGGAGTCAGTTGCGCGCTGCCGATCGCGATGAGCAGTTTCGCGTGGCCTTCTTCCGCCTCGAACACTTCGCCGACCTTGCGGTCGACGTTGTACGGGAGCGGCTTGAGCGCTGTGATCTTGACTTTCATGGGCATCTCCGAAGGGATCCCCGGCCCCGCGAGGGGGCCGGGTGGCGTCACTCAGGCGCTTACTTGTACGCGGCGCCCGAGATGTACTGGACGGCCGCATCGCGGCGCTTCTTCCAGTTCATGTAGCGCGTCGCGCGCAGGGCGACCATGTTGCGCTGCCACATCGAGACGAGCACCGTCGATGCCGTCGTGGTGGCGTCCGGCGTGGTGTTCATCTGGAGCGACGCTTCCTTGCTCGCGTCGATGGTCACCGGGCCATCGTCGGAGAAGTAGATGTCGTCCGCGTTGATGAACACGATCATGCCGCCGTCGCTGGTGTCGGGCACCGCTTCGCTGCAGATGACCGGGAACCCTTCGAGCGTGCCGCCGAGCGGCGTCATGTCGGGGTGTTCCTTCTGGCCGAGCGCGTTGCGCATCAGCGAGATGCCGGTCGCCTGGCGGTTCGACATGACGAACACGCCACTCGTCGGCGCCAGGTTGGCCGTCCAGAACTTGCCGAGCAGCGTCGCGATGTCGGTGCGCAGCGCGGCCGCATCGGTGCCGGTGGCCGGAACATCGGTCACGAGGTTCGTCACCGAGGCCGGGCTGACGTTCGAGACTTCGAACACCTGCGGGCTGATGAACTGCTCGTCGCTGAACTTCGCCATGCCCTTGAGCATGTCGTTGCGGACGACCGCCTCGACCTTCGGGTTCGTGAAGCGCGCGGCTTCGTCGGTGACGACGAGGATGCCGGATGCCTTCGCCCAGCGCATCGTGATCTCGCCGATGACGAGCTCGCCGACCGCCGCCGGCGCGCCTTCACCGACCCAGCCGTAGGTGCCGCCGCCGGTCTGCGTCGCCATGCGGACGTTGAACGGGATCGCGTGCAGGGACGGGATGCCGTTCGCGCCGAACTTGCCGAGGATCGTCATCGGACGCAGCAGGTCGACGAACTCGTTCTGCATGTCCTGGTAGTAGACGAGTTTCGACGCCCAGTCGGCGTCGGTCGTGGTGCCGGCGTCGGACGCGGCTTTCAGGACCATGCCGACTTCCGGCGTGTTGTCCCACTGCTTCTGCGCGATCATCGACTGCACGAACTGGTTCGCTTCGTAGGGGTTGCCCTTGGTGCGAACGAGCGACATGACGTAGCGCGTGAACGCCGTGCCCTTCTCGATGTTGCGGCGCACGCTCAGGACGCCGCCGCGCACTTCGGCGGCGCTCGTCTCGCTCGCGCCGGCCTTCGCGGTGACGGGCGCGGCCTTGCCGATGTTCAGCTTTTCGAGGTCGTGCAGGCGCACGAGGTCTTGGTCGGCCTTGGCGACATCCGCCTTCAGGCCGTCGAACTCTTCGGCTTCGGCTTCGTCGGTGGAACGGCCTTCGTCGGCCGACTTCTGCATGATCTCGCCCATGCGGGCGGTCTTCGCCAGGCGCTCGGCTTCGAGCGCGGCGATCTGTTCTTGAATGGTTTTCACGGTAGTACCTTTCGATCGGGAAAAAGAAAACCCGCCAGAGGCGGGGTGCTTGGTTCCCGAAGCGCCGGGAAGTGGATCAGGGCGAGCAGGACCGTCGCGCGTGAGGCCAAGCGCGGCCCGCGCGGCGGTGTCTACTGCCTTGATTGCGGTGATGGAGCAATCTGCGTTCGCTGGGATGGTGACTGCGCTCAACTCGAGCCAGTCCCATTTCACGAAGCGAACGCCCCAGGTGCCCTTGATATCTTGCGTTTCGATGCCGCGAAAGCCGATGGACAGGCCGCGAACCAGACCCGACTTGAGCGATTGCCACGCCTCGTCTAGCCGATCCTTCAACGTTCCGGGCTCGTCGATCTTCACCAGCTTCGCGGTGACGGTGATCCCGTCCTTGCCGACCTTCGCGGCGGTGACGTGCCCGATCGGCTGCGCCGAGTTGTGTTGCCACAGCAGAGGGATCGGGAGCGAGTACTTGGCGCCCTCGGGCTCCACCACGTCTTGCATCCGGTCGGGTGAAGGAGTAGTGGCGATACCGGTGAACGTCCGCGACTCTTCATCGACGGACTTGAGGGTAATTACGGAATAGGCACGGTTCATGTGTGCTCCAAAACGGCGAAACCCGCACGAGGCGGGTTTCAGGAATGGTTGCCGGTTACGCGATCCGGCGGCATTTCGCCCGTGTTTTGCCCAAGCTATGGTGGTCGGTGTGGCAGTTTGATGCTGGACTGTCCCCGCCGCTCGGTTCAGCCTCAGATTCGGGTCAAATGAAGAACATCTGCGGCTCGTGATTCGCCGCTACCGGGTTCAGCGCCATCAGCGTTGCCGCATCGAAGGTCGCCATCAGCGGGTCGATCTTCGCGCTGCCCGAGACGGCCTTGGTGATCGACACCGCATTGCCTTGCGGAACGGTCCGCGCATTCCCGACGCACCACGCCATGAGCCGCGTCGCGCCGTGCACGAGCTCGCCGCCGGCGACCTTGCGCTCGGTCGTCTTGATCGCGCCGTTCAACTTCCAGCCCTGCGAGATCGCGGTGATCTGCTCGGGCGTGATGCCGCGCGCCTCGGTCGTGAGCTCGTCAACGATGTCGCCGATGCCGGCGGCGTCAACGCCGATCGCCAGTTTCTCGGGCAGCAGGCCGGCGTCGCGGATCCCGCAGATGATGTCGCAGACCTGCACGACGTCATCGCCTGGCTTGTCGACGATGGTCAGGTCGCCGTCTTCTTCGAAGTCGCGCAGCTTGGAGGCGATGTCCTTGCGCCGCTCGAGCACGATCTTGTGCGCCCAGGCGTGCGCCCAGTGCAGCCACTTGCGCGTCTCGCGGTCGCGGCCCATGACGGTCAGGCCGAGCAAGTCATCGAGCCCGCCGCCGTCGATCCCGACGACGACGACTTCGCTGCGCTCCATCAGCGCATCGAACGTGAGCAATGGGTTGCCCTGATCTTCCCAGTAGTCGGCGCCGGCCCAGCGGTCGGAGCGGAGATTCAGGCCGATCTCGACGTTCAGGTGCTTTGCGATGAACTTCTGGAGCGAACCGTCCTGCTTTGTCAGGTTCTTCTTGAGTTCGTCGGCGATCCAGACCGGGTTGACGGATCGGCCGATGTTCGGGTTGGTGATGTAGAAGTTGGCCGGGTCGAGGTACGCCTTCGACGCGATCATCTCCGGCGGGAATTCGTACAGAATGCCGAGCGACTTCGGATCGTGGATCTTGCCGTCGCGCACGTCGCGAAAGTAGTTCAGTTTCTCGGCGAACACACCCGCCGGCGGCTCTTCGCTCTGCGTCGTCAGGTAGATGATCCAGCCCTCATCGCGCGAAACCTGGCCGCCCGTCGCCTCCATGAACATGCCGGCGGCGTTCGGCCGCGAACCGAACAGCCAGTGCTCGTCGACCAGCACGCGCCCCGCCTTCTTGCCGGATACGGTGTCGGTGTCGGCTGCAACGACCTTCAGCGACGCGCGAGTGACGCGATGCGTGATCGTGCGAATGTGGTCTTGAACGTGAAACAGGTCGGCCAGTTCCTCATCGGCACGGATCATTCCGGCGGCCGGCTTGAAACTGAGGTCTGCGACTTCTTTGGTCGGCGCAAGGATCAGGTGTTCTTCTTCCTCGCGCCAGCACAGGATCACCGCCGTCAGCATGATCCCGGCGGCGATCGTGCTCTTGGTATTCTTCTTGGCAATCAAGAGGTAGAACTCGCGAATCAACTGCTGTCCGGTGTCCGCGTCGTAGGCGCCGAAGATCGCGGCCACGAAGTCAAACACCCATTGCTCGCTGCATTGGCCGAATGTCGGCTTGCCTGGCAGATCGACGACGCGCAGTTCCTTGAATACGGCCAGCGCCTGTTCAGCCTGCGCCCGGAAGATCGGCGGCGGGATGATCGGCTCGCGCGCGATCAGGCGACTTGCCCAAGTCGGGCAAGCCGTCGACCATTCCACGATCAGACCTTCTTACCGCCCGCGGCAACCAGTTTCGGCGGTGCGCTCGCGGTGAACCGGCCGGCGACGTTCTTCGCCGCCTCGACACGCGCCGCCTTCTTCCCGACCTCGCCAGCCTTCTTGACTTCGGACGCCAGCAGCGCCTTCGCCGCGTCGAGCCGAAGCCGCGGATTCTCCAGAACGTCGTTCATCACGTCGCGCAGGTAGACGCGCGGGTCTTCGTAGTGGGTCGCGGGCGCGTCTGGCAGGGGTTGCTCGGTGGCCGCAGCCGGAGGCGGCGCGGTGACGACGGGTTCAGCCTTCGCCGCCGAACGCTTGCGCACCGGCGCCGCGACGGTCTTGGCGGTCAAAAGGCGCATCACGAGCGGGTGCTTCGCCAGTCGGCAGCCAGCCGCAGCCGCAGTCTTCGCGCTGTATCCGGCAGCAATCGCCGCTTGAGTTTTGTTAGCGCCGCTATTCTTTGCCTTGACAAACATCTGTTGCTTTTTTGTCAAGCGACTTGTCAACTTGCTTGTCGAATCGGTCATGCCCATTTCTTAACACCCAACTGCCAGAGGCGATTTAATCTGCGCGTGCG